TACTTCAAGCCGCAAGCGGACTAGAAAAATTAATGGTTGGCACTGTAGGTACAAACTTACAAGATACAACTGTTGCACAAATATCTGCTGCTTTATATTATCAATCAAATGTAATAGCAAAGCTTATGAGCAATACTGGATTTAAGAATAAATTTCAAACAATGATCTATAATCAGATAGATAAAGATTTTGGTAATTATATAGATGCTAAGGCAAGAACAAAGCCCAAGTCCTTTCACCATGTTTATGAATGGAAAAAAACAGGGCAAGAGTCTGCAAGACTATTTAAATTAAATAGAATGGGTTCAGACGGACTATCCTTTAGAATAGGATATGATTTTAAGCTTTCAAAAACTAAAGTCCCTAAAGATAAAAGATCTAAGAACTCCTATGTATTTGCAAACAAAGCTTCTGTAATGGAACTAGGAAACCCCATAACAATCTCTCCAAAGGCTTCTAAGCGCCTTGTATTTGAGGTTAACGGTTATACCGTCTTTATGCCCAAAGGGGCCTCAGTGGTCGTCAGAAGGCCTGGAGGGGCTGCTACAACTGGATCCTTTAAGATGGCATATGCACATTTTTTTAAAAGCGATTTAGTTAATTTATCAATTAAAAAATCTGGCTTTCAAAATATATTTAATGGTGCAATGTCAAAAGCACTTGGAATTCCATCAAATATTAAAAAGGTTCAATATTCATTTTCGCCAAATGCTGTCAGGGCACAAGCAGACGTTGCATTGGCTTCATCATTTGGAGGTTCAATGCTATGACGGCAAATTATAAATTAGATGCATCATCTGAGATAAGAAAGTTTTTATGGTCTCAGCTTTTAAACTACGAGATATTTGATGCCAGTGACTATTATTCAGACAATATAGGTAAAGAGATTATTCCTATAATTCCAGTACAGCAGTCGGCGGAATTAAATCAATTCTTGAGCGGCAAGAAGCATATAGTCTATGACAAGATAGGAATGTCCTATGAGGACAATTGGCTAATATGCTGTGAACAAATTTTATTTACCATATATTCAACAGACATATCAGAGATTAATGAGATAAGAAACTTCATGATTGATGAGTTTAGGAGAATGGATGAATCAGCAAGGGATGTCAGAAACTCAGACCTAGTATCAGACCTATTTAAGTTCCATAACATATTTGTTGCTGACATATCCCCAACATCACCCTCTGAGGAAATTCAGGGATTTTTGTCTTCAGACGTAGTCCTAGAAATAAAGTATTCCAGAATAACAGATAATTCTGGTCGATTCATTTAGTTTGCCTTTTGGGGCATTATACACTAAAATTGGATCTAGAGGAATTGGCCTAGCCAGCCAAATTATGTTTTACAATTTAATATTGATATTATAAACAGGAGGTTTTAAATTATGGCACAAAACACAGGTAATGCCAAGAATATTCTAGTTGGTGCTTCACCACTATTTCTTTCAGTAGACGACTCAACAGCAGCAGGTTATGTAGATAACATGGAGCCAGGAGTTGCAAGAGCAGGAACAGCTGCAAATGGCGCAGTCAAGCCATCTACAAAGGTACCAGCTTTCAACACAGGTACATCATATATTCCAACACTGAATGCATTAGATACTAATGCAGCAGGTGGAACAGATGCAGCAGCATACCGTAACGTAGGTTACACAAACAATGGTCTTCAGATTACTTACAACCCATCATACGGTTCAGTAACAGTAGATCAGCTTCTTGACACAGCAAAGCTGTTCAAGGAGTCAATGGAAGTTATGATTGCAACAGAAATGGCAGAAGGTACTCTAGAAAATATTCTAGTTGTATTCGGCCAAGGAAAGTCAACACTAAATGGTGGAGTTCTAGGACTTGAGGCAGGTGCTCTTGGATCAGCTCCAACAGAGCGCCAGCTTATTGCAGTAGGCCAAGCACCAACTACAACAAGCGCAACTTCAGAGCGTGTTTATTATGCACGTAGAGTTTTGTCTGTACAGCAGTCACAATTCTCACTTGCTCGTAACGCAGCATCAACATTCCCAGTAACATTCCGCCTTCTCCCATCAGGAGATTCTGCATACGCAGGACAGGAATACGGTAAGATTATTGACCGTACTTGGACACTAGCATAATAATTTAATTAATTTAAATTAATTGGAAGGCCCCCAGAAATGGGGGCTTTCTGCTTGTATTAGTAAAGGTGTTTTGTTATAATAATTAAGACAATCCTAGGAGGATAAATTGGCAACTACAATCTATGACGTAGAAGAAATTCAACTACAAAATGGCGCAACCGTAAAGCTAAAGCCTTTAACAATTAAAGAGCTTCGCAAGTTTATGATCGCTATTCAAAAAACAGCAAATACAACATCAGAAGATGAGACATTAGACATCCTTATTGATGCATGTGCAGTAGCATTAGAAAAGCAGTTACCAGAGTTGGTAGCAGATAGAGATGCACTAGAAGATGCATTAGATGTTCCTACAATTAATCGTATTCTAGAAGTATGTGGTGGGATAAAGATGGATGACCCAAACCTTCTAGCGGCAGCGGTTCTGGCTGGTCAGAACTAGATTTAGCCGCTTTACTTGGAGAGGTTTTTCTTCTAGGTCATTGGAAAAACTATGAGCAGCTAGAAGAAAACCTTTCAATGCCAGAACTTATTCAAACCTTGCAATCAATGAATAAGAAAGAAGAAAAAGAAAGAAAATTCTTAGCAGGACTTCAAGGCATCAACCTTGAATCCGAAGAAGAAAAAGAAGGCCCAACTTTTGAAGATATTCAAAGAAGAGCTCTAGGAATAAATGCAAGTGGTGACGATGTTGTTTCACTACAAGGATCAATTGCCGCAGAGAATGGATTTGGAATCGGAGCAGGTTTGGGATACGAAGTGGGGTAACATATAATATATGGCCAATGAGACAATAGTTACGAATATAGTAGCTAATGCTAATTTCTCAAGTCTTATTGCTAATGTGCAAAAGGCTACGGCAGAGCTCGCTCAATTAAAAGGTGCTTTAGCAACAACGAACAAAGCACTTGCGATGGATGCAGCAAAGATACAGCAAGGCTTTTCAGCAACACTTAGAAGCACTGGTCAGTTCTCAACCCACTTCGTAAGTCTTTCTTCTGATGTAGAAAAATTTGGTAAAAACTTAGATCAGGGAAGACTTAAGCTTAAAGATTACTATAGAACATTCCAAGATCACACTAGAACTTCTGGTGGAATGATTAGGGAGTTAGCAAGACAGCAAGTTCAATTACAAAATGCAATACTTCAGCCCCTAGGTAGAAATGCCGAAGGCTTAATGCAGTTTAACGTTCAGATACCAAGAGGTCTGGATGCTACTAAAAATAGAACAGCTCTTCTCAAGCAAGAGATGCAGATATTTAATAAAGTTATTCAAGATGGCGGAGTCCAACTAATTAACTGGGGTAAAAATACTCAGTGGGCAGGACGCCAGTTAACTGTAGGACTAACCGTACCAATAACAGCTTTTGGGATTGCTGCATCAAAAGCATTTAGAGAAGCAGACGAGCAACTTGTAAGATTAACAAAAGTTTATGGTGGGGTAGCACAAACTTCTGCAACAGAGTTAGCAAAAGTAAGAAAAGAAGTTTCTGCCACAGCAAGAGAATTAGCAGCTGCTTACGGAGCTTCTTACAAAGAAACAATCGCACTAGCTGCGGATATTGCTGCAACAGGAAAGCAGGGAGATGATCTAATCAGATCAACTCAAGAAACTACAAGACTTTCCATACTTGGTGAAGTTGATAGGCAAGAAGCAATGAAAGCCACACTTGCAATTCAGACAGCTTTTAAGCAAAATACAACAGAACTTTCTGAATCAATTAACTTTTTAAACGCAGTTGAAAACCAGACATCCACATCTCTTGCAGATTTAGTAGAAGCGATTCCAAAAGCAGGACCAGTAATTCAAAGTCTTGGCGGATCAGTCCAAGATTTAGCATTATATTTAACTGCAATGAAAGAGGGCGGAGTAAATGCATCTGAAGGTGCAAATGCAATCAAGTCCTCATTAGCATCCCTTATTAACCCAACCAAGGTAGCTAAAGAAATGTTCCAAGGATTTGGAATAGATCTTGAAAATATAGTTACTTCAAATGCTGGCAATTTAACTGGAATGATGTTAGAGCTTCAATCTGCTCTAGACAAACTTGACCCATTAAGTAAATCAAAGGCGATTGAGCAGCTTTTTGGAAAATTTCAGTTTGCAAGACTATCTGCCTTATTTGAAAACTTAGGTAAAGAAGGAAGTCAGACATTACAAGTACTAGACTTAATGAAAACTAGTACACAAGATTTAGCCAATATTGCTAACCGAGAATTAACTCAGATTACAGAGTCTGCATCTGGTAAATATAAGAGAGCGCTAGAATCTTTAAAGGCCAGCTTAGCTGGAGTAGGAGAGCAGTTCTTAAACATCGGAACATTTTTTATAAATATTATCGACAAGGTAGTTCAATTTGCTAACAAGCTGCCAGACCCAATCAAAAAACTATTAACATTTGCGGCAGGATTTACAGCATTAACTGGCCCAATAATTATGTTAACTGGTGTGCTTGCAAACTTCCTTGGGTATGTTGTTAAAGGTGCTGCACACTTTAGAGCGTTATTTAAAGGCGGAGAAGGATGGAAATTATTAACTCCAGAAATTTTAGCTGCCAACAAAGCTGGTAACCTATTAGAAACAACATTCTATAGTGATGCAAAAGCAGCTACGGTTTTATCTACAGCACTACATAACTTAAATGAAGAATTTAGAATATTGCAGGCAAGAGCAAATTCTGGCGTAAGCGCAGCTCCTACAATTTCAACTGTTGCTGGTCAAGTTGTTATGACTGGCACAGCTATAAGAGAAGTAGATCCTACAAGTAGATACATCTCTCCAAGGGATACAAGAGCTTATTCTCACCCAAATCCTGTTTCAGCTATGACCCCAGCTGAAAGAGAAGCCCAGACTATATTTGGAATTGTTCCAGGAGCACCTAAAGTAAACAATGCGATTAGCAATAATCCGCAGATGTACATGAGCTCAGACCTGCCAAAGGTTGCTGGAGTATCTGCAATAAAGGGTGTTTCTACTGGAATAGTTGCAGGAGAAGCAGCAAAGTGGCACGCAATGACTGGCGCACTTGCAATGCAGTCGGAAGCAGAAATTGCTTTACTAAAGCGTGAAGTTGCAGCAACTGGATTAATTACAACTTCATTATCAGATTCATATCAAGCCCTTCTTCCTCAAATGTCAAGAATAACAACTTTAGCTGCAACAGAATCTGCTGAAATTGTTGCACAGCTGCAAGCATCAAAAATAACTGTTGATCAAGCAAGAGCAAGAGTTGTTGCTTTAAATAGACAGATTGAAATGATGATGGGGCAGGCAGCAACAGAAGTTGCTACTGCACAAGGAAGAACAATAAACTTAACACAGCTACCCCTCGTAGACCAACCAGCGTTTGATCCTGTTACTGGTAAGGCAAACATGAAAGAGCTTACTCGTCCAGGAAGAACAAGAACATTATTTAATTCCATTGCCAGAGTGCTTGGAGTTAAAACATATGGTGCTCCTTATAGTATTGAAACAACAAGACCAAAAAGATTTAATGTCGGTGGAGACATTGAGAGCTTTGGGCCAAATAAGACAGTAGTATCAGGTCCGTCATCTATTAACTATGACGATAGGTTTGGAAATGTTCCGTTAAACGGATATGTTTTAAATCAACAAGCTTCGCTAGATCCACGCAATAAAGATTTAGTAGATGCTGCACCTTCAACATTTAGTAATAGCGGATCTACAATGAAGGCTATGCTAACTCCAAAAGAAACTATTTTTGGCCCAGGTATACATAGAGATCCAGAACTGTATGCTGCAGTTGACGCAGCTAATAATGGATACGCATTCGGTGGAGATGTATCTAGAAATAAAAAGAACTACGGTCTAAATCCAGCATCTTTAATCGCCAACTATTTAGCTAGATCTTCCATGATAGGAGGAGGTAGATCTCCAGGAACAAGATACTGGAGAGCTAGCAGAAATAGATGGGATACAACTGGTTCTAATACACAATCTGTTTCAGAGCCAGGATCAGGTTCTATACAATATTCTTCAGCACGTTCAAGATCTAGTGCAATTTATTCTGATGAGACTAATAAGAGATATGGAATTACTCCAACAAAAAGGGGAGATGTATTAGTTCATGCTTTTCCTCCTGCATTTGTAAGAAGACTTGAATCTTTAGGGTACGGTCCAGAAGATCAGATTCCAGTATCAGTATTAAGATCTTTAGGCGTATCAGTACCTCAAGGCAGTAAATTATCAACACTTACTGCATTGTCAACGACATGGGTAAAAAACACTTCAAAATTTAATCAAAGAATTAAGGGCGACGGATCTCCAGCAAGAACTTCAGATGGAAAAGGCTGGAAAGATTCATGGAGAGAAGTAGGCTGGCAAGACATGCAAAGTCTTTTAGGAAAACTAAAAGATATTGGTGTTCCAGAGGCTCAAGCACAACAAGTTGCAGAGCTCGCAGCTAGCAGACTAAATGCTCTCGTAGAAAGAAGAAATGGCTTAATGAATGAAGCCATGTGGGGACAACTAGTAAACTCTGCAGAAATTGGAGCAATGACCAGATTCTCCAGAAATTCATCAGCCACACCGTTTGCTGCAAATCTTGGAGGAATGATTCCAGGAGGCAATATACAAAGAGGAAGATACGGCTATGGAGTTCCATCATTAGCATCTAGTGCAATTGCCAGATTAACTGCAAGGTGGAAGCCACAAGAACGCTTTAGAATGCCAGGGTATCAATACACATTAGGAAATCAAGATCCACTTCATGGTCCACTTCAAATTGGTAGAACCATGGTTCCAAAAGATAGACAAGATGATTATGAGTGGACAAGAGAAGTAATTTATCAAGACGATAGATTCGCAAGACAAAATGTTATGCGACAGTTCCCAATTGGATCTGAAGAAGAGCGTGGGAAGTATATACTTCGTCAATACATGGCTGGTAACTATGGAATATTACAGACTCCAGGCGCTACAGAATTAATGAAGAAGTTGTCTAGAAAGTTTAGCGGAACTCTTTATAGAGGATTAAAACTAAGCAAAAATAGAGCAAACCCTCTTCCTCAAAATATTATAGAGGCAATTGATCAGGCAAGATTAAGTGGAGATCCATCTGGACTTATTGGTCAAGAATTTATTATGCGCCGTTCATCATGGAGTAAAAATAGAGATATTGCTTCCCTATTTGCGCCAGGACACGGAGCATCCGCAGATGGGTCATCAATACTTATAGAGGCATCTGTAAAAAATAGAAATGTTGTTCCAGCTTCTGACATATTCCCAGATGCAAAATTCTCAGCGCCATTTGGACAAAAGGTAGCTGGACATAACTCAAGATCCGAACAAGAATCTATTTTTGGTGGAAAGTTTAGAGTAGTTGGATATGAAAATGGAACATTGAAATTAGAAACAGTTGTTGACGGTACACGTGCCATGGGTGGTCCAGTTAATGCAAACAGACCTTACCTTGTTGGAGAAAACGGACCAGAAATATTTGTTCCTAGAAATTCAGGCGGAATAATTCCAGGCGGAGATATTGTTAAGAACAGAACAGGATATGGACTTCCTGCTATTCCTACTATGCCTGGATACGAAACCCCTTTAGCAACTCAAATGGGAATGACTCCAATAACAAAAGGTTCGTCAGGGATAAATCCATACGGAGCTAAAGCTCAAGTATTTAGCATGGCAACAGCAGTTGGCGGAGGAGTGGCTGGACAAGCTATGGGTGGAAACACGGGCTTTATGATTGGCTCTATGTTAGGACAAGTAGCATCAATTTTGCCATTTTTAATAAAAGGAACACTTACATTATCAAAAGTTATGAAGTTTGCTGGGTTTGGATTAGCAGTAACATCTGCAATAGCTTTAGGAAAAGTATTATTAGATCTAAAGAAAAAGTATGAAGATGCTGGTAAGGCAAATAGACTAGCATTTGGAGCTAATGAAAAAACTTTAGGAGAGGCGGGTCTTTCTGGAAAGTACAAAGACCTATCTACTAGATTAAAAGATATAAATGCTCAGCTAGATTTGCAGCGTGCTAAAGCAAGTGCATCGTATGACTCAAATACAAAAACTGGTATAAGTGGATTAACTTTTACAATTAAAGAATTAAGAGAAGAAACTGCTAGAGTTAAAAAAGAAATGCCAGAAACTTTAGCAGCGTTTAATAATATAGATTCATCTAAGGTTAATCAATTAGCTACATCGCTTAAGTCTCAATATGTATCTATGGGAATGTCTGTGCAACAAGCAACAAATAAAATTTATGCTTTAATTGCTGCATCAAATAAATCAGGTCAGTCAGTTTCAGCAATATCTTCTGATTCATTTAAACAAATTACAGACAGAGCATCTGCTGCCGCAGCATCAGTTAAAATGGTTTCAAATGCAATAGTAGCAATGAACGGTAGCACAAGTAAGGGATTCTTAGAAGAGCTAAATACTGGTGTAGAGAATATGATTAATGTTCTTTCTACCTACCAAGATTCTTTGGTTGGATCAAAAGGCGGAGAAGATGGTAAAACAGAATTAACAGAAGCTGATGCACTTAAGCAGACCCTGGATGAAATAGGAAAAATAAAAGGCGCAACAAATGAAATAGATAAAAAGACTTTAGATGGTCTTAAACAACAAAATTTAGTTTATGCAACTATATTAAAAAATGGAGAAACCCTTCAAAGTATTTATGCAAAAACAGCGATATACGCAGCTGGTTTAGCAGATAAAATAAATATTGCAGCTATGACTGGAAAGGAAGCTGTAGAATTTGCCAGACAACTTGCTGCATACCAAGGTGCTTTAAATGAAGTAACTTCATCAACAGATTCAAATAACCCCCTCTCTGCTTTAGCAAAACTTTATGATGCAGCAAAGAAAGCCTCTGAAAATGCAATTAAGGCTCAAAAGGCTGCTGCAAAGTTTGATGCCGATTATTACAAGGATAAAATAAAGTCAATCCAGAAGGTTATAAATCAGTTAGAAAAAGAAAGAAATACTAGATTAAAGCTTTTGGATGTTCAGCAGGCTGAAGCCGACTTTGCTAAATCTTTAAAGGAAGAGCAGATAAGATATCAGGAGTTCTTGGCTGCTGGTGATCTTGCTGCTGCTGCTCAATCTCAACTTAACATAAAGAAATTGCAAGAAGATAGACAAAGACAGATTACAAGAGAATCAATTACAAATGATTATGAAAAGCGCATTGAGCAACAAAATAAAGAAATTGAAAGATTGCAAAAAATAATAGATGATGCAGCAGACAATAACGCCACAGCAGGCTCAGCAGCTGCTAAAAAGTCTGCAGACCTTGCCACTATTGCTGACTTTAGAGCAAGAATAAATGATATTGTAACAAGAAATCCAGGGGGCAACTTCTCTAAGTCAGACGAAAAGCTTCTAATTCAAATCTTTAATGAAATGAGAGAAGCTGGCGGATCAATTAAAAAAGCTGCAGATGAAATGCTTAGCAACTATCCTGCAATTAACCAGCCTCCTTCACAAGCTGGTGGCAAGCCAGTTGCTATGTCTCCAGAACTTCAGCTTGCACAGGCTTTAGCAAAGGCAGTAAATGATAATAAAAATGTAGCATTTGCATCAGCTGTAGATAAGTTTATTCTTGCAGTAGATAAATTTGCTGGAGCGACATCAGGAACTGGAAGTGGAACAAAAGAGGATCCATTTAAGGTTAACGCCGCAACTCTTCCTAAAGTTGCACCAGGGGGAACAACTGCCGCAGAAGCAGCACCACTAAAGTCTAAAGATGGAACAATAACTAAAGCAGGGCTGACATATATTATTAATACAAATAAATATCAAAAGGGTAAATATTTTGAAGTTGATGGAGTTAAATATGTTGTTGAGTCTGGATATGATGCAAAGATATTCCCATCAAGAGCCCGAAAACTTGCTATGGGCGGCTATGCAACTAATTATGATGGCGGAGGAAATGTAAGTGGTCCAGGAACTTCAACATCTGATTCAATTCCTGCAATGCTTTCAGACGGTGAGTGGGTAATAAAAGCAGACTCAGTTAAAAAAGCTGAAAAAGAATTTGGTCCATCATTCCTTCATGATTTAAATGCTGGTAGATTTGCAAATGGCGGAAAAGTAAGTAAGATGAGAGGCGGAAAAGAAAGCACTCTAGGCACAGTAGACTCAATGATTAAAGCAGCTGAGTCTATGCTTGGATATAAAGAAGGAAAGAACAACGACACTATATTTGGTAGATTTGCACAAAAGGCTTATGATCTGCAGAGCAGATACATAGCATGGTGCGGAGCATTCATAAATTGGGCAGCAAAAAATGCTGGGGTAGATTTAGCAAGCATGATTTGGACTCCTGGTGGAGCTCAGTCATTTATGAAGAGTGGCAAGTGGACAAAGATGAATCCAAAGCGTGGAGATCTAGCTTTCATGGATTTCCCAGGAGATGGCGTTAATAGAATTTCTCACGTAGGGTTAGTAAGAAATGTTTTAAGTAGCAATGCAGTTTCAACTATAGAAGGAAATACATCAGGTTCTGGAAGTCAAAGAAGCGGCGGCGGAGTACATGCAAAAGTAAGACAATACAATATGAAGAATGCTCCAGTTGTAGGATTTGGAAGACCTTCATATAAGCCAGTAGATACTATTAAGTATGGATATGGCACACCAGAATATTACAGCGCAGATGATGCTAAGTCAGATTATGAAAATGATAGATACACAGTAGGCAGAGGAGATACATTATCTGCAATTGCTGCAAAGTATGGTATTAGCGTCAAGCAATTAATGGAAATGAATCCACAGCTAAATGATCCAAAATATATGGGCGGGTCAAGAATTTTTGCAGGCACAAAGGTAAACATAAAGAAGTTTGCAGAAGGTGGAAAAGTTGTAAACAGCTTAACTGATTCTGGAAATTGGATTAAGGGGCCACTAACAGTACCAAGACAAAGAAAGCCAGGTGTTCCTTACTCTAGATCTGGAAGACCTATAGGTAATCCTTTCGGTCAATATTGGGGAGAACTTTCAAGATTTATTGGGCCACGCAGCCCAGGCATGGATATTTGGGGCGGAACAGAAATACCAGGACTTAAATTTAGCGGTTCGGTCCCACAGCATTCAGACTACATGCATCAGATGCTTGAGCAGCCACGCAAGCCATTTGCAAGCCCAGGAATGGGCATAGACAGAGACCCTATGCGTCTTGCAGGCTCTGGCGCCTCTACGGGTGGCATTGGCAATGGTGCTTACGGTTTAGGACCGCTAATGTTCCATGCTGGCGGACCAGTAGGACATACTCATTCAGGCGCCCCACATAGTTTAGGAATGTCATCAATGGGCTCTGTATCAGCTGCCCTAAAACAAAAAATGGAATCTTCATCAGGTAGAAGATCAGGCCGCAGACGTTTGCCTGCTGGACACATGGCAAGTAATTATAAAGCTCCAAAATCTGTTGCTCAAAAAATTTATGACAACTTTTTATTTCCAGCAATATTATCTTTAGACAGAGTACAAGCAGCCTTTACTGGTACAAACCCAATTGCTTCTACAAACATAGAAGGATTAAAATCACAACAAGAAAAAATAAAACAACAAGGAGTTAAGTCTGTACTTCCAGAAATTGCTGCACAAGTTGGATTAGATTTTGGTTCATTCTTATTGCCAGCAGCAGCTGGAAACGCTTCGATAAGAGGACTAGCTGAAGGATATGGATTGTCAAAAGGACTTCCTGGATTAGGCTCTCTTCTTCCAAAGGGTTCTATACCATATGCAACATCAGCAGTTCCAAAATTTACATCTAATGCTATAACTGCAGCAATCATCGGCGCATCAAGACCATTTGCCGAAAATAAAATATCTTCAATGATTCAAAAACCACAAGTAAAAATTTCTTCAGATGATTTTAAGCCAAATAACGTTTACCCGCCATTTGTAATTCATGAAGGGAAAAATGTACCAGTGCATTCAGGAAGCGGTTTTGGAAATGACGCAGTTGTTTTTCAAGGTCGTACTGAAAATTTAAGCTCATTATTAGCAAGCCATCAGGTAACTGATATTATTCCTACAACACCAGAAGGAATCCTATCCTATATTTTGAAAAAAGATCCAAACCATACAAAAGCTAGAAGATTATTAGATAAAATGGATTCAGGATACCAATGGGGCGATAGAGAAGTAAAAGAATTTTTAATGAATATGCTAGCATCAGGTAGCATAAATTTAAAAAAGGTTGATCCACAAGATTTAGCATCCCCACATCTTTTTGGCCTTAGAAGGCCAGAGCTTTCAGAGTCACTAGATCCAGCAGGGCTTGCACAATTAATTTCTGCAATGCGTGGCAATACAAGAGATGATGTTGCTATTAAAACTAAAACAAAAGCAATTTCACCACTACTTACAAAAATGGTTCAGGAATATATAGAAAATGTCAGACTACAACAAGAAGCGGTAGCTGCCAATATTGCACGACAAGGCGGCCCAAGAGGTGGCTTGCATGGGGTGCGTGGAGAAAAGCCTTTAACTAAAAAAGAAATTGCAGACCTGAAAGCAAGAGGCTGGGATCCTTCTTACACTCCTTTAACACCAAGAGATATTCCTATGATAAGAATATTTAATGACGATTTCCCATCAACAGATGGCAAGGGAGATCTTTTTGAAAAAGATGCAGCGACCCACATACTTTCTAGATTTTTTGGTCCAAAAGGCCTCCCTGAAGGAACTGTCGGCACTCTAGAACAATTAGCCGCAGCTAGAACATCAAGACACTTTGGAATTTATGACGCAGTTCAGTCACATATGCAGGGTGAATGGAAGCCAGATAGACCATTTATAGTAAGCACACTTTCTAATTTAATGAAGTACAATGGAAAACCAGAACAGCTTCATTCAGTAGACAGTTATTTCTTGCAAAGATTTGGAAAGCCTTTTCACTACAGTAAAAAAGAAGGAGAGCTAAGCTCAGGCTTTCCACTTGAAGAATCTGATTATATAGCAAAATTAAAAGAACTTAATTTGTATAAAGATGGAGAAGAACCTCCAATAATTGCAGAAGATTTTTCAGCAAAAGAAATATTTTATTTAGCAAAAGAAAAATATTCTCAATCAGAGCTTGCTCAAATATTACAAGCAGTTAACGAAAATGGTAATTTAAAACCTATAGCACGTACAGACAATGCTATGGGAGGTAGTCACTCAGAAGAATTTTACATGCCAGCACGAAGCAATTATGAATCTGATGAGTATTTAAGCGCTTCAAGAATTTTGCAAATACTAGCAATAGATAAAGCAAAGAAACAAATTGGAATAGATGAAAAATACAGGTATGCCGTTAGAGGAGAATTTAGCTCTTTAAACAAAGAAGAGATAGCAGAAATGGCTGCGAATCTTGGAGTCAGGTTTGATGGCGGACATAATGCTAGCGACATAGACAACTTAGCTCATGGCTCAGGACACAACCCATTTGAATATATTTTAAATGCACAAAGAGCTCAAACAGGAGATATAGGTGTTGGAATAAGTGATACGCAAAAAGCTTTAGGCGCACTTTTAATGTTTACACGTTTTGGCAAATATACAAGTGGAAAAACTTATGCAGATGAAAAAGATCTTTTAGCAGTTCAAAAATCAGCTGTAGGTCTATATGCTAGGGGAGCTTTATCTGAAAAAGATTTTATGTCAATAATTTCTGATATCAAAGAACAGCTAAAAAATGTGGAAGAAGCAGCAGGCGGGGGATTTGTTAACAATGGCAAAATACAAATTCCTAAATTTGCCAATGGGGGAATTGTAAACACCTCATTTAATCCAAAAATGTCTATACCAGGATTTGCCAACGGAGGAATGGCTTCTCCTACATATAACATTCCAACAAGCACGGTAGGTATTGCTAGCAATCAAGTTCCAGGGTATAATAAAGGTGGATCAATTCACCACTATAATGCTGGAGGAATTGTTGTTAATGGCGCACAGGGACAAGATGTTAAAGAGCTTGCAAACCATATAGTTAATATAATGGATGCCCGTGGAGCAAGAAGACAGAGCATGACTGGTGGAGGAATTACAGTATGAGCATGATGATGCCAAGAGGCTCAATATTATTAATTGAAGCTAAAGATTTATTAGCAACTCCAGCTGGAACTTCATTAGCTTGGAACAAAGTTACAGAGCACAATAGATCAGAATTTACAATTGGAACACAAAGAATTGAATCTAAAAGAAGAATGTCAAATGGTACTTTAAGAAAGTACCATGTTGCAGATAAGAAATCATTTAATCTAAGTTGGGAAATGCTTCCTTCATATAGAACTTTAACCGTTGATGGTGCATGGGGAGCAGAAGATTTAAGAGAATTTTATAAAAATGGCGGAACGGGAACCTTTAAAATAAGAGTAAATATGGCAAAGACTGGAACAAGCCAAGAGTCATCTGGTTATGAAGAATATAATGTTTCATGTACAGAAGCAACTTTTACAATTGTAAAGCGTGGTATACAACCTCATTGGAATGTGTCTTTATCTCTGGAAGAGGTTTAAATGATTCCCGCCTCAGATGCATTAAAAAAAGTATTGAAAACAAACCATGCAATAAAAATAAATGCGGGTTGTTTAATAGAATATAATCTTAACTCTATGGTTAACAATATAGTTGTTACTGGAGCAGAGTATAAAACAATTAATAATGCTAAGCCATTTCAAAAGCTTTTCCCAGTAGATACAATTGTAAAGCCAATTAGACCAGAACTTGCAGGAATTAAATATTATATAAACGGAGATGTTAATTCTCAAGAATGGGCTAATCCAGTAAATGTATCCTATTCAAAAGACTATAGAGTTTATATTCCAGGAGCGAACACATATTATAAATACTTTATAACTCCAATTGGACAAGATACAACCTTATCTATTTCATATCCTAAAACTATTTTTGTAAATAAGATAGTTGTTAAGTTTGAAATATCTCATTCACTTCCAGCCTCATGGACAATTAGTGGAACAGTGCCAGGTGGATCATCTCAAACACTTCTTACTGGAACGTCTTCAGACATAAAGCCATTTAAAACAGATAATAAAAAGAATTATGATGCTGGTTCTTTAACTATATATTATACTGGCACTGGGTGGTCAAAAAATGAAGCAGACCTAAATACATCAGCACGGATTGCAATAAATAAAGTTGGGCTATCAATTGATGTTTCTTCAAACGAGTATGTTGGAATAATTGAGGTGGCACCAAAGTATGTTATTGACGTATCATCAGACGTAGAGGCATTTGATATATTAAAAGAAAGCTCATCTTCATCAAGAGATACATTGCCAGTAGGATATATATCCGCAAACTCTCTTTCAATGCAAATGAATAGGTATAATGAAGATTCTATAAAGTCTGTATCTTACATAAAGTCAACTACAGAATTTGAAGATGGTAAAATTTATTTTTATAAGCTAGCTGAAGTTAAGCCACATTTTAAAGTTTATCATGCAGATGGAGCATATGGAACATCTGAAAAGTATGACATCATTAATCAGGGCAAATTCTTTATGGATAGCTGGTCTATATCTGAATATGGAAATGTAGATGTAGAATGTTTAGACGGAGCAAAGATATTACAGGAGATTGTTTGCCCAGATATATTTTGTGAGGGATATTCTGTTACTGCTATTATTAGAAGACTTCTAGATAATATTGGATTTACTAATTACAATATTAATATTCACCCAGATTTAAATTTAGAAAAAAGTATAATATCTCCAGCCTACTGGTGGACAGACGACTCTACAACTGTTTGGGAAACATTGCAACAAATATGTAGAGATACTCAGATGACTGCTGTATTTGATGAAAACAACGTTCTTCAATTTTACACTAGAGATTTTTTATACAGAGATAGAGACGTTGATTGGAAAGCAACATATGATGATCTACAAGAAGGGTCATCTCCAAATATAATTACAATTCTTCCAAACATAGTATCTATGTCAAAACAAGATCTTCCTTCTGCAAATAAAGTTATTGTAAGATGGCAAAGCGCACTTACATCAAATTACATTCAAGACAACAGTCCGATTTGGAAATCTCCAACAGCCTATCTAGGCGCATTATCTTTAGACGAAGATCTTTTATCTTCCCAAGCGGCTGGACCAAATAGCTGGGTTAAGCTTCTTCCAATAGTGACAGACGATAACACTAACATACAGTCTCTTTTCTCATTTAACGGCTACCTACTGATTAACTCAGAGATAATTGAATACGATGCTGTTGAATATACTTACCAGCCAATTGGTAGCACAAATTGGGTAGATGTTGTAATTGAAAATGAAAGCGATGTATTTAAATACAGAGCACTAGCAAAAGCTGGCGCACAAGATTACACAAAGCCAGAGACGGCATTTTTTAGACCAACAGGGCGATATAGAATTAAAGCAAGACAAGCATTTTCAACACCACTAGGAGATCACAAGGTTGGTTCAAAAGATATCATATCTTCATGGACAACAGTAGACAAGGCATGGGATGGTACTGGAACTTCAACTGCATCAAATAATTCATCTATAAAGTATGGATTACCAGGAGCAGTAAACACAAATACTATAGAAGGAATTAATGCAGCAAGCGGATTCTTGCAAAAGGGAGTTCTTAATGATAAAAATAGTGTAGCTGCAGCAAGATCTTTATTCTGTGTCACAAACAATTCTCCTTCAAAAACTGACTACTCTTTAGCATATAAGGCTTTTACATCTATGCCAACTTCTGGTACCGACCAGTACTATACATTTGGAACAACAATGTTTATGGAAAACAATATAAATGATCCAATTGCTGGCGGAGCATTTGGTTTCTTTATGTCTTCTAATGCAAGCTCTGGATATATAGTAAAAATTGATACAAGCGCAAAATCTTCAGCAATGTCTTCAAAAAATGAGCTTTCAATATTAAAGGTTAGCAACAACACAATACAAAGATTAGATGATAGTCAGACAGAGCAGGTTAAGCTTTCTGGAATTTATGGCGGAGATTCATACAGATTAGATATAAGAGTAAAGTCAACTAGTTTGGCAAATACAATAACAGTTTATGTAAATGGATATCAAGTCGATGCAATAGATACAAAGACTACAGAAAATCCAATACTATCTCCAACAAACATACTTGCTATGATATCTACAACTGGAACAACTAAATTTGATTATGTTTATGGAATAAAAACCACAGAGCCACAATATAATGCGAAGTACACATATAATCTGTATAGTGGAAAGTTTTCAAGCAATTCTCTTCAATTCTTATATGGAGAAAAGGTTTTAAACCAATCAACAGACACTGAGCCGATAAAGGGTCAGGTAGAAGAGTTTGGAATAATTGCAAGAGAAATAAGAAAAGTCGATATTAAATATAGCAGTAGGCCAGCCTACCCACTTTGGCCTTCAACTGGAGCAAATAAGTTTGCTACAGTTATTGGTTCAAGAACCACTCCATTTTCTGCAGAGGCATATGTTTTAAATAATTCTGGAACATATATACCGCTAGATGATGGAGACACATATTCTTTTTATGTAGGCGGCAAGACTGTTACTAAGTCAGGCGTATTAGAATATGTAGATGACTCTTCAAATGAATTTACATCAGAAGAGCCAGTTATATTTTCTTCTCAATGGCTTCAAAATAATACTGATGTCATTAACCTTGCGAAGTGGATTAAAACACAGTGGGCTAAAAAACAGATGGTCTCGTCTTTAGAAATGTTTGGCAACCCACTTATTTCTGTTGGAGATGTAATATCAATAAAGTATGACTATCATGGCTTAGATGGCACAACACAAAAATTTATAGTAACGAATGTAGATCATTCATATTCAGAGGGGCTGTCAACTTCAATAGTGTGTAGAACACTATAGTTGATAAATGGTATAATAAATAAATGGCTACCACACCAAGAATAAGTAATTTAGATATAACCCAAAACTCTGAACCAGTTATTTCTCCAGGTACTTCAGATGCATATTATATGAATCAGAAGTATATTAGATATACTCCGCTGCCTTTAGGTGGCGCAGTAGAAGGCTTGATAGAGGGCACAGGAGGCCCAGGAGAGCCTAATAAAATACCTCAGCTGTCAGATATAGAGTCTGTCACAAAAAGTGTTTATGTGGATACAAAGACAAATAAAACAAAAGCTAAATTAGTTATTAGAATTAGAAATAGTAGTGGTCAGGTTTTGTCTGGAATGGATGCAAGAATTGCAGTTCCAACAGGAAGTGGTGGAGAGTAATGATAAAGGGCACATATATATTTTATGAAGACGGAAAAGAAATTTATCGTTCAGATAACATAATAACAAAGTTCGGCAAGCGATTCCTAACCAGCTATATCGCTGGAAACGTGCCGTTTGATTCTAAAGATATGGCCCTGGGAATAGCAAATGATTCAGACTATGCAGTATCCCCCAGCAACAGCAGACTTGGATTTGAATTTTATAGACTACCAATTTCATATGGAGGAATAGATATACAATCTGATGGATTAGGTGGATTTAATTATTCTGTTATTTATAAAACAACTATTCCTCAAGATGTGGAGGGAATTGTAAAGGAAGTCGGTATATATCCAGGACTCAGATCATCAGTAAATAACTATGATGACAAGTTCCTGGCAGACTTTGAAGATAATACATTATGGACTCTATCTTCAGATGGAGTAACATTCCCGCCAATAGTAACATCTAACAATCCAAGAATTGGAAAGTATTTAGTTCAGATGTCTACATCTGGATCATCATCTTCTATTCAATATAATACATCTGTAAACAATTTAGATATATCTGGATATAGCGTAAATGATACGCTGTCGTTTGCATTTTATGAAGCAGACGCCAATCTTGCAAATATTAAAATTAGATTTTATAGCTCAGCAACAGATTACTATGAGGCACAAGTTACTGGAGATGGGTCTGCTGGAGATAGAATTAAATCAGTTGCCCTAGGAACAATGTTGAATAATCCTATCAATAATCCAGACGCAAAAGCAATATCTAAAATTGGAATAGTTGTTACATCAGATTCAGGCGGAGCAACTTCTGCATATTTTGATGGAATTAGAATTAATGATGAGGACACATTTGATCCTTCATATGGATTAATAAGTAGATCATCTCTTGCAACGCCATTAAACAAATTAGCTGGAAGACAAGTCGACATAGAGTATAGATTGGATCTATCCTTCTAATGGCAAACCCAATCGTTAAGAATGGAGGTGCGGGATATGTTCCGCCAGACCTCTTAAATGATGTTAGTCAAATTCAAGACGATAAAGATTATATTGACGTAGTATTAACTGACTTAAACCTAGACACCGATTACAAGATGCAATTTGCATGGGTGTATGAAGATAAAACTATAAGCGATTATTCTGCTGTGTTTGAAGTTACAACACCTGGAGTCTCAGTACCAAATGTTGCAAATATATCCAGTGAGTGGAAAGGCAACACTCTATTTATAAGTTTCGACAGGCCAGAAGAGTTAGTTGATGGTGTACTGGCAAACAGAGCTAAAAGTTTTGAGATATCTTTGTCTGCTCTAAATGGTAGCGGAGTTTTGACTACTGGTAAATTTACTCAGAATGTGGATCCATCTCAAACTAGACAAAAGTTTGAATTAACAGAAGCAAGGATGGATACTTGGAGAAGTTCTGGAAATTCAAAGCATGTTCCTAAAGCTTTTTCTGGAGTTATTAAAACAGTAAATGATGATGGCGTCAGCTCAGGTCTATCTTTTACAACGGCATCTAACGGAAGTACATTAACTGATAAGGCAATTGATGACGCTTCATGGAATCTATCAGCAAGACTTGACGGGTACTTTGTTTACGTAAATCCATTTACAGACCCAGGCGAATCAGAGTCATATCTTTATACAGAAGTTTATCAATCAACCACACTCGGCGGCACTTACTCGTTAATGACTTATGGACAAAGCCCAATAAGCGCATACTATGTTTCTGATTTAAATACAAAGTATGTAAGAATAAGACATAAGGTAAAGGATGGAACATACTCTTTATACTCTAATGTAAAATCTGTTGCATCGCTAAGTCCAAGTGGCTACGATGCCACTGCTCCATCAAATAGTAGCGTAATAACTCCTGGCACACCATCGGTTGATGGCGACGGGCTTTTTGACTTTAACTATAAAGTTCCTTTTACATGGACTCAAAATTCTGATACCACAACCCTTGGATATAAAATAAGATTTAGAATAAATGGAAGTTCTGGTGGGTATACATTTATGTCTATTCCAGGAAGAACAACTACGTCTACATTTTTGTACGGACTTCTTGCTGGACAAACATATGAAGTTGGCTTGTCGGTTTATGATGAATACGATAATGTTTCTTCTACTTGGTCTAATACAACAGTAACTGTACCATCATTTACGGGATCAATAACTGGAACAAAGGCTTTAACTGCTGGAGACATGAAGCTTGGTTATGGAATTGGCGGAAACAATGTTAACAAGGGTTTATATTTAAGTACAAATAACTATTGGTATGTATCTGGTAATACGGTGGCAGATAATGCGGCTGTTATAAAAATTGGCAGCGCAACAGATAATCTATCATGGAATGGCACAACTTTATCAGTAACTGGAACTATTAATGCTAAAGCGGGTAACTTTACTGGAGCAATAAGTGTTGGTTCACCAACAGTTACTGGACAGCTCAGAGTTATCAAAAGTTATGCAGTAGATGGAGTAACTCCAAACGCTGCGATTGAAATTGGAGCATTTTCCTCAGCGGTAACAGCTGGTGGAGTTACATCTACACATGGTATTTATGCATATGACACAACTGGTAAATATGTTTTAATCAATGCATCAGATGCTTCTATTAGGGCAAATAACATTATTGCATCTGGTTCATTTTCAGCAATTGGATCGCCAGGTGCATACTCTAATAACACGATAACTATTAGCGGTGGAAAGATATCTGCTGATAAAAGTATTTACATGGAAACAGCAGGATATGTAGATATAACTGCACTAAACGGCGTTCTGATAGACTCATCTTTAAGGGTTACTGGAAACCTAACTCTTTCTGGTACAAATAATTCTGTTAACATAGATACAGAAGTAGGCGGAACTTCAACAAAAAATATTAGAAATATATGGATTAGAAATACATTAATCGGAGCCACCTCTGGTACTGGCAACATAGGAGATGTTTGGCTGCAATATGCTTAGGTTAAATATATGCCGATAAGAGTTAAAACTGGATCTTCTACCTGGGCTAATGTTACTGAGTTAAGAGTTAAAACTGCTATAAGCACATGGTCAGATGTAATAAAGGGAAGAGTAAAGACTGCAGCTAATGTATGGTCAGATTTTTTTACAGCTGTTATAACGCCAACAGTGCAATCAAGATCAACAATATCTTTAAGCGGCGGAATAAATGCATCTAATAATATAATGAATGATTCCACATTCGTTACAATAACATCTACCAGATACTCTTGGAACAATGCAACTGGAGTTACATATGTTTGGCAAAGTTCACCAGATGACTCTAATTGGTCAGATATTGGAACAGCTCAATCTACAACAAATCCAGCATCTGGCTCATCCTCATCCTCCCTCGCATTAACCCTTTCTCCTTCTTATTTTACATCTGGGCCAGACATGTATTTTAGATTTAAGTTTATGGCAACAAATTCTACTTATGGAACAAATGCAAGCTCAGAGAGCTTGTCAAAACTTGTTTCATATTATGGAACACCAATTCCACAGTCGCCATATCCAGAAATTACTGGAAGCACTACAGTAGGTAATAATGCATTTGGAAATATAGGTGTATGGACAAACTCTCCAACATCGTATGATTACAGATGGTATTTTATGAGCGGCTCCACAAGCTATCCATTGACATTTGCTCAAGCAAGATCAGTTTCTAATAAAACTTTGTCTGGATTTTCTGCATCGTTATTAACATCAACCAATCATGGCTATAAAGTAAATGATCAATTAATAATTTCTGGCATGGATTCTTTATTTAATGGAACACACACTATAACTTCAAGAACAAATAGCACTGTATCATTTACATTACCAACACCAACAGCCTGGTCTGCATCAACAGCATATTCTATTGGATCGTTAGTTTCATTTTCAGGTAATGCATATTATGCATCAATATCAATGCCAGCCCCAACATTGTTTTCTGCTAGTAGTGCTTATAATGTAGGGGATAATGCGTGGGATGGATTTACAAGATATAGATGTATACAAGCAATGTCTGCTGTTTCAGCATGGTCTTCATCTTCAAACTACCCTACTGGATCTATAGTAAGCCATAATGGAACAAGATGGAGAGCTGAACAAAATTCTGGTATGGGATACGTGATCCCAGGTACTTCTACACCAGTAGGTGCACAGACACCTTCTAGCACTAACACAACATATTGGTCGGAAATAAATGTGCGTCTTTCCAGTACTTCTTACTGGGCAAATGCAAATCCTAACAATTCTTCATATTGGACAATTCAATCTTTTTCTGGCACATCTGCATCTGGAACAACAACTGCTCCAAATTATTATGAAGGATCATCTTTATCTTCACAATCTTTTTCTTTAGTAACACCAACAGTTGATTATAGAAGTCAGTTAAATATGATTGACAAAGCGCTGTACTTTGCAGTTAAGGCATATAACCCAGCAACTTTATCTCCATCAGAATATTCAGTATACAAATTAGTATATGGGGTTCCAGTAATAACAGTTGGAACAATTACTGCTGGATCTACAACAGCATCAATACCATATACTCATTCTTATATGACATCATATGATATAGATATAAAATATGCAGGCACATCAATAAGCACTTACCCTAGGGTTGTAACTTCTCCTTCTACACCAATTTCTGTTAGTGGGCTAACCGCACCAAGAGATTACACTTATTCCATAACTCCTAAAAATGGTGAAGGAACATCTGGAGTAATTAAAACTGGAACATTTAGCACAATATTAGAGCAGTGGACAATAACCTGGAGTGCCAACGGTGGAACTGGCGGAGGAAGCACAACACAGAATCGTGGAGTTTCGCACACCGCACCTTCCCCAGGAACCAGAGACGGTTTTGATTTTGTACATTACAGAAACCCAGCCACTGGAATTGATATTTTATATACCGTAAGCGATGGGGGAACTTTTAATCCAGACAGCGACCTTACTTTCGCCGCTGTGTGGACAGCTAAAACTTATGCTGTTACATATAACGCTAACGGTGGCACAGGAGCACCAGCAAGCCAAACTAAGATACACGGTACGAACTTGACTTTAAGTTCAACAGCACCAACTCGTGCAACAGTCGGCAGTACCCAGTACACATTTGCAGGTTGGAACACTGCAGCCAATGGAACTGGAACAAGCTATGCAGCTGGAGCAACTTATACATTAAACGCACCACTTAGTTTGTTTGCTCAGTGGACAGTAACAAATTTAACCTGGACAATAACCTGGAATGCTAACGGTGGAACTGGCGGAGGAAGCACAACACAGAATCGTGGAGTTTCACACACCGCACCTTCCCCAGGAACCAGAGAGGGATTTAATTTTTCTAACTGGAGAAACCCAGCCACTGGATTTGATGTTTTGTATACTGTAAATGATGGAGGAACTTTTAATCCAACAGGCGATCTTACTTTTGGGGCTGTGTGGTCAGCTAAAACTTATGCTGTTACATATAACGCTAACGGTGGCACAGGAGCACCAGCAAGCCAAACTAAGATACACGGTACGAACTTGACTTTAAGTTCAACAGCACCAACTCGTGCAACAGTCGGCAGTACCCAGTACACATTTGCAGGTTGGAACACTGCAGCCAATGGAACTGGAACAAGCTATGCAGCTGGAGCAACTTATACATTAAACGCAGCGCTTAGTTTATTCGCTCAGTGGACAGAAACAACTCTAACCTGGACAATAACCTGGAATGCTAACGGTGGAACTGGCGGAGCTGACACTACAAGAGCCAGAGGTCTTGCACACACAGCTCCACTAGTCACTAGAGGTGGATTTACTTTTTCATCATGGAGGCACCCAGCATCTGGTGATTTGCTTTATTCGGTAGGCAGCCAAGGAACATTTACACCGACATCAAGTCTAAACTTCTTTGCCCAATGGACCGCAGTTCAGCCAACTCCGACTGTTTCTACAATAAGAGCATCTACAACTGGAAGATCTGGATCAAGCCCCAACTTTGTTTTTGCTAACCCAAAAGCAACATTCAACTTTACTTTTACAAACACCACATCATGTACGATTTATTTAGATAGATCTGCTGATGGAATAACCTGGACCGAAGGTGTTGCAAATAATTTGGCTGTAAGCAATAATGCAATAAGCTTATCAACAAGCCTACCGTCTGGAACTACAAGCACTTCTGGAAACTTTTACTACAGAGCTAGAGTAAACGCCTGGTCTGGGGCAACCCAAACTGGAAATAGCACTGGAATAAAAACTAGTTCAAGCGTTAGAAACACAACAACTCCAGTAAATAATGCCTTATTGTCGTTTGCATAAAAGAAAGGATGAATATGAATAATAATGAAAAGGCTCAAGTTTTACAGCAAAGAATCGATTTAATAGATATATCGATATCTCATCTTAAATATACTGAGCCAGAAGACATAGAGTACTTTGAAACCTTTACCGAAGCAAAAAAGCAAGAAATATACCAGTTTATAATAGATCAAAATTTAAAAAGGCAGGCTTTAGAAGCAGAATTAAGTCTTTACAAGTAATCTATATTTATGTTATAATATGAAAGGAGGAATAAAATGACAACAATTTTAACAAATGAAGAAAAAACAGCAATTGTAAATCAGCATATGAAGAACCTTGAGTATTCAATCTATAACTTAGAAGTTTCTGTTATTGAAGAAGAGGCTGTGTCTACTCCAGATTCTGAAAAAATTTCTAATCTTAATTCTGATATTGCAGAATTAAATGCAAAGAAAGCTGCTCTTACAACAGAGCTAGCATCACTTACAGCATAGAGGTAAAAGATGGTAGAAAAAGCGGAGCTAATCATAGCCGCTCTACAGCAACGTATAGGCGAATTAGTATCAAATTACGAAACTCAGATTGCAGTTTTGCGAGCTGATTTAACACAGTTAGTAGACGAGAAGAATGCTAAAGAAGAAGCAATCAAAGACTATTCAATCAGTCTTGATAACATCACCAACTAATTTCCCATCAGGAATAGCTGTTAAAACAGATAGTGGTATATACTGGATTAAAGATAATAAAAGGTATAAACTTATATCTGAAAGAGCTGCCGAATCTTGGAGATTTGTTGAAGTGCTAGCAACTGATCACGCACTGTCTACCATTAAGTCGGCAGGCAAATTGGGATTCAGGGACGGCACCTTGATAAAAAACATAGCAGATGGTAAAATGTATTTAATATCTCAAAATAAGAGACGACATATATTGAGCCCAGATGTCTTTGATAGATATGGATTAAATAGATCTATGTTAATAGAGGTAAGTGAAGCAGAAACAAATATGCACGAATTAGGAGAAAACTTATAATGGCAAATATATTCCAAGAAGGTGAACCATTAAATGTTACATCCCTAAATGAGATGTATACTGAGCTTGTTAAGCTTAGAGGAAATTTTGGAGCAATGTCAACTGCTGGAGACATTGTCGATTCTTTGCTCGGAACAACTGTTCCAGTTATTTCTGGAAATAGAGAGTCCGTAGATTTAAAAGCAAACAACGTTGTTACTATAAATATATCCGATCAATTAAGTAAAAAGTACACTGGAAAAACAGAAAATCCTTGGATCATAGTAGGTCTTGGCGGAAAGCTAAATGCTAAGGAAGTTGTGTCTGCAAGTGTTCATGGTACAGGATTGCAAAAAACTATATACGTTACATCTAACGTAAACAAGAACAACTTCGGCATATTTTGGATTGCAGTATATTTAAGACCTATTAGCAATAGCTAGTATTGACACATCTATATAATATGTTACAATTACTGTAACATTAAAGTCACGTACCCGTGACTTTTTTCGTATTAAGGTAAATAATGTCAAACGACTTAAAATGGATGCTATCTTCTGATCAGCAATTCCCGTATCAAGATGATAAGATGATTGCACTATGGTTTAAAGTAATGAAATGGTTTAAGCCAGATGTGGTTGACTATTTAGGAGATACCGACGACCAAGCTTGCTATAGCAAGTATACAGAAGGGCGTTCTGCAGAATTTATGCAATTGCATAAGGATGATAGCAGAGATTTAATTGTTCCAATGATGCGCCATGAGGCAAAAGGTGCAAGAGACTTTTACGCTAAGACACGAGAGATGCTTCCAGACGCACAGCTATTCTCAGCACTTGGAAATCACGATGTTAGAATATTTGATTATATTGATAAGAAGCTACCAGATTATGCAAAAGAAGTTACGCCAGAAGCTCTTTGGTCTTTAGACTCACTAGGATATGAATATATTTATTATGATCAGTTGCCAAAGCGACGCTTTGGAGATATCCATGTGCATCACGGGCTTTCTGTTTCAGCTACTGGAGCAGTAAGAAAAGACATGGAAGATCTTCAGATATCTTTAATTCGTGGTCACTCACATAGAATTGCTTCACACATGGTAACATACGAGCTTAGAAACAATGGCGAAGGCGAGACATTGCGTGGCTATGAAATAGGTCACATGTGTGATGAAAAGGGGCCAGGAATGAAATACACCCAGCATCATGATTGGCAAAAGGGATTTGCTATTGCACATATCGTAAATGATTATCCTCATATACAAATGATTCATGTCTCCCCAGACTATTCTTGCGTGGTAGACGGAAAGGTATTTACTTTATAATGTATTGTCAGAAATGTAACGGTAGAGTATTTATTGATAGAGTATTCTCTCAGAAGCTACACATGGAACTATTTTGTGTCATGTGTGGTAAACGCTGGATGATTAATAAAGAAACGAGTGCATTAGGTAGATGGCTAGAAAAACAAGATCAAAGACACGCAAAAAGTTTCTTTATTTCTTCTTAAACGGGAAGATACATAAAGTATTAAAATCATCAAGAGCCAAAGATGAATTAATTGCTTGGTCGTATGAAGATAAAAAAAGAATGTTATACTCATACACTCAGGTAGAAAAATCTATGGAGAATGCTTATTCAATCAAAGATGTATCAGCTCTTTTAAATAAGCATAAGGTTACTATAGAAGATTATATATTAGAAGGCAAGATTAAAGTTCCTGCCAGAATATATCCAATTGGTAATCCAGATAGCTCGTGGTCTAAGTTTATGTTTAGTCATAAAGACATCCTAGACTTACATGAGTTTATCTTAGAAGCTGGTCACTCGTCAAAGGTTCCATCAAGAGCTGAGATATTGGCACTTCTCAAACACAACTTAATATTGTATACTAAGACCGAAGAAGGAAAGTTTGTCCCTGTATGGAAGGCGGAATAATGTCAGACACTAGAGTTAAGGTAGACTTATCGTTTACTCGCAACCTTGGCAATTACGAAAGTATTAAGATTGGTATTGGAATAGAAGATTCAGTTCGTCAAGGCGAAGGCGTTGAGGCTGCAACAGAGCGTGTCTATAAGTTTGTAGAAGAAAAGCTTATTGAAAAGACTCGTGAAGTTGAAGAAGAATTGAAGAAGCCTAGTGGCAAATGAGAAAGAGCCGTATGTCCTAATTGGACTGTATGAGTCTTTATACTTAGAAAAGTATGGCCGAAAGCCAAAGCTAAATAAGTTTAGGGAAAAATGGGCAATGCAAGATGTAATCGATAGCGTTGGGTTTGATTGTGCCAAAGATCTATTGATATACTATTTTAAGACAAGCAAGTCTGGTCACCCATTAAACTTTTTCTTTTACAACTTTGATAAGATTGATCATTTAAGAGTTGCAATGGAAAAAGATGTAGAGAATCGTCGTATGCTATTAGAAGCAACGAAGAAATTAGTTGAAGGCGGGGAGCAATGAATACAGAAGCAGAAGTAATCTCCGCAGTATGTAAGAATAAAGACATTAGTACATTACTAGCAGATAACGTAGATGAGATATTTACATCACACAGAGATATCTGGGAATCTTTAAAGTCATACTATTATAAGTTCAAGGCTGTTCCAGAAGTAGGTATCCTGTCAGAAAGATTTAAAGACTTTGAGCCAGTCAATACAAAGGCTGAAACAGGATATTATTTAGATAAACTTAAGAATGAATATTTAAGTAGCAGACTTAAAAGCATATTAATTCAATCTGGGTCGGCCTTAAAGGAAGATGCAGCAGGTAGAGTTATCGCTGATATGCAGGCAAAGCTATCTCAGCTTTCTAAATTTACTAATAACGTAAGAGATTTAGATGTCACAGACCTTGAGTCCGCAGCCACACACTTTGCTTCAGTAAAAGAGCGTTCTGCAGCAATGGGTGGCAGTCCTGGAATCTTAACTGGATTCGATGCAATTGATAAAGCTTATCCTACTGGAATGGCTCCAGGGCATTTAATTGTTGCTATTGGTTGGCCAGGGCGTGGTAAGACTTGGTTTACTTCCTACCTTGCATGCAAGGCTTGGGAGCAAGGATTCAAGCCAATGATTGTTTCTCTTGAAATGTCCCCAGAAGATATGCGTAACCGTATCTATACAATGATGGGTTCAGGTTTATTCCGTGCAAGCGATTTTGCAAAGGGAGATGTTAATATAGATGACCTCAAGTCTTGGGGATCTAAAAAGTTTGAAAACAAAAATGGTTTTGTGTTGGTGTCAAGCGAAGGAATGTCTGATGTAAGCGCAAATACAGTTCAGGCAAAAATAGATCAACATAAACCAGACCTAGTAATCCTTGACTATCATCAGTTGTTCTCAGACACAAAGCGTAGCTCAGGTGCAACAGAACGTAATATGAACATATCTCGTGAGTTTAAAATGTTAGCAATGACAAATGGAATTCCAGTTATTGATATTACAGCAGCAACAATGGATGACATTACAGATCAAGATGCCCCTCCAATGCTGTCTCAGGTTGCATGGTCTAAAGCCATTGAGTATGATGCAGATATGGCTATTGCAATTCACAAATACACTAATACAAATATGGTTGAAGTGGTTAGCCGAAAAAATAGACATGGACAAGACTTTAATGTCTTCTTAGATTGGGATATCAACAGAGGTATCATCAAAGAGATTTATGAGAATCCTTTCCAAAATGACTCACAAAAAAATTAAAAGGTTTCAAATTAATGTTGAGTTTTTAGATGATTCTGAAATTATTAAAATTAAGCATCAGTATGAAAGCATGCTCACGCATCAAATGCGTGACAAGGGATATGCAAGGGTACTTGACATAGATCCAGCCTTTGCAGTAGAATTCACAGGAGAAACATGGAAGTTCTTAATGACCTTGCATGGAGTTTACGTAGGAAAGAAGAAGGCATGGCTATCAGAGGGAATGTCTCAGGGAAAACTGATCTCACGCAATATGCGCCCAACCATATCAAATCGATCTTAAAGTCTTTAGGGTTAGATATAGTTGGAGAAACATCAAACGATTTTCTATGCTATTGTCCATTTCATTCAAACAGACATACGTCAAGCTTTAGCGTAAGTCGTGATAAAGGCGCCTTTATTTGTTTTAATCCTGCCTGCGGTGAAGCTGGAACGTTAATTGAGTTAATCAAAAAAGTTCTCAACAAGAATGACTTCGAGGCTATGAGGTATATTGCCGCTAAGGAAACAGAGTCCCTTAATAACTTTGATGAATTGATGGCGGAGATGCTAGAGGATAAACCAGTGTTTGAGGAATTCTCACAAGATACTTTAGTTAAACTAAATGATGATCTAGTTACGGAATGGAAAGCACAGAAGTATTTTGAGTCCAGAGGAATTAATATGACTTCTGGTAAATATTTTAATTTAGGATATTCAAAGAATATGGATATGGTTACAGTTCCAGTTCATAGTCCAGACGGAATGCCTATTGGAATTGTTGGTAGATCAATAGAAGGCAAGTCCTTTAAGAACAGTACAAATCTTCCAAAGAGCAAAACTTTATTTAATGTTCATAGAGCAAAAAAAATCGGTGATCATGTAGTCGTAGTTGAGTCCAGCTTTGACGCTATTCGTGTTCATCAGGCTGGATTCCCAAATGTGGTTGCAACCCTTGGAGGATTTATTTCAAATGAACAGCACCACCTTTTAAATAGATATTTTAATCGAATAACAATAATGACTGATGCAGATGAAGCTGGAAGAGCATTAGGAATGAGCATTGCTAATAAATTAAAGAATAAAGACATCTTGTGGGCTTCTTATGAATATGGTAAGATATATCCACATGCAGCAAAAGATGCAGGCGATATGTCAGAAGATGAGATAAAAGCTTGTATAAAAAACGCAGTTTCCGATATCGAATATCGATCTTGGAACCCATGATATAATAGCAATACAGACAGATATATACTGTCAACTATATGAAAAGAGGATATAAATGGGTATCGTTAAGGGATTAAAAGACCTAAACAAAGTAATGGATAAGCCACAGTCATCAGGTGGCGAAGGAACTAAAGCACGTTGGGTTAAGCTAGAAGATACAGAAAGCGTTAAGATTCGCTTCTTACAGGAGCTTGATCCAGATTCACCAAGTTACAATGAAAAGAACGGACTTGGCTTTATTGCAGTAGAACACACAAACCCTAAAGACTATCGCCGCAAGGCGCTATGCTCAATGGAAGATCAGGGCAAGTGCTATGGCTGTGAACAACATCGCAAAGATTACAAGGCAGGTTGGAAAGGTCGTTCACGACTTTACATTAATGTTTTAGTAGACGATGGCAAAGAGGAACCTTATGTTGCAATTCTTTCACAGGGTTCTAGCGGAAAGACAGTAACACCAACATTAATTGAATACGCTGGAGAAATGGGTAGCATTACAAACCTAATGTGGCGTATTAAACGTTCTGGCACAAAGACAGATACAAGCTATACTATCATTCCTTTAGCAAAAGATGAATCAGACTTTGACTCATCTTCATTAGAGTTGTATAAGCTTGAAGAAACCGCTGTTCGTGATATGCCTTATACTGAACAGGAAGCTTTCTTTAACGGAGAATCTGGACAAGAGTCTTCTGACTCATCAACAAACAGTAGCCTAGACTGGTTATAATTTGGCGGAGGGCAGAGCAATCTGCCCTCTTAGGCCAGAGTAGCCCAGCGGTAGAGGCGGTAGACTTAAAATCTATACAGCGTGGGTTCGAATCCCACCTTTGGTACATAATAGAAAACGGCGGAAATGATTAACTTAGAGATACCAGACCCATTTGATACATTTGTGTCAAACAAGTATAAAGATTTTAAAGGCATGCTCTACGATTTCTTTGCACAAGAGTGGCACATGAATTGCTTATGCTGTAATGAAGATTTATATGCACCAAATAAAAAGGTTATGACAAAGATTAGACTTTATCATACTAGAAATGAATGTCAGGGCGGATACTAAATGAGTTTTACACACTTGCACGTCCACTCTTATTATTCATTAATGGATGGACTAAATTCTCCAAAAGAACTATGCCAAGCAGCATTGGATGCTGGTCAGACAGCAATTGCAATTACAGATCATGGAACTTTATCTTCCCATAGAGATATGCAGATTGCTGCAAAAGAATTGGGGATAAAACCCATACTTGGAGTAGAAGCATACATATCTCCAACAGATAGATTTGACCGTTCATCAAAAACAGATAAATCTATTCAGGCATACAATCATATTATTCTTCTAGCTAAAAATAAAAAGGGCTTAGAGAATATAAATATTTTGCAGGAACTTGCATGGAACGAAGGATTTTATCACAAGCCAAGAATTGACAGAGAGGTTTTAAAAGAATATGCGGAAGGTATTATTGTACTTAGTGGATGTCTTAATGGACTTATTAGTAAATGCATCGAAAAGGGCGAACTATCAGAAGCCAAGCTTATACTTCAAGATTTTAAACAAATCTTTATGGAAGATTTCTACGTGGAAGTACAATCACATAACCCCCATGAAATCAACTCGACCTTATTAAAATTAGCAGATGAATTAAAAATTAAGGCGGTAGCGACAGGAGACGCTCACTTTGCTAAAGAAGAGGATAGAATATTAGAAGAAGCATTATTGATTCTATCCACATCTCCTAAGTTTGATAAAGATGCTGACTTTGATATGTCTCGTAATATGAAGGATATGTTAGATAGATTTAATTATCTTTATCCAGATCGTAGAATTTCATTTCAAGATTATAATCTATTTATTCAGTCACGCTCAGAAATTGAATCTGACTTTAATAAGGCTGGAATTAGCCGTACTGATATATATGAAAATACTATGGAGATTGCTAATAAGGTTAGTGATTATGACTTTAATCAAAATCTTGACCTTCTGCCCGTCCCAAAAACAGATGCCGATGAGAAGCTTAGGGAGTTGGCTTATCGGGGCTTAGAGAGGCTTCAGAAGGCTTCAGATGATATTTATGTGGCTCGTGTAGAAGAAGAGCTAGCCGTAATTGCCTCAAAGAACTTCGCCTCATATTTCTTAGTAATCGCCGATATGATTAATTGGGCTAAAGAAAATAATATTAAGGTTGGGCCAGGACGTGGTTCTGCTGCTGGATCTTTAGTTTGTTATTCATTAGGAATTACAGATGTTGACCCAATTAAATATGACTTACTTTTCTTTCGATTCATTAATCCAGAGCGAAATGATTTTCCAGATATTGATACCGACTTTGAAGACCGTCGCAGAAAAGAAGTTAAAGAATATCTAAAGAAAAAGTTTAAGCACGTAGCTTCAATTTCAACTTACACTTATTTTAAAGATAAGGGTGTTGTTCGTGATGCTGCTCGTGTATTCATGGTTCCACTTCAAGAAGTAAACCGTGCACTAAAAACTGTAGACACCTTCGAAGATTTTATGGATTCCCCGAATACAAAAGATTTTAGAGCAAGGTACCCAGAGGTAGTCTGGCTTGCCGAAAGATTGCGTGGCCGCATCAGATCAGTTGGAGTACACGCAGCTGGAGTGGTTGTAGCAAAAGATGATTTAAGAAACTATGCGCCAGTTGAGTCTCGTGAAGATTCACAAGATAAAGTATCTGGAAGAATTCCAGTCGTCGCATACGATATGGATACGGTTGCCGATATAGGTCTTATTAAACTAGATGCGCTAGGACTTAAGACTTTATCAGTAATCTCAGATACGCTTCAATCTATTAAGGAAAGATCTGGTAAAGACATCAACCTTTCCGATCTTACTATGGATGACCCCAAAGTTTATAAAATGTTAAGCGAAGGATACACCAAGGGTGTATTTCAGGCGGAAGCAACTCCGTATACAAATCTTTTAATGAAGATGGGCGTAGATAAGTTTGAAGACTTAGTTGCATCAAATGCTTTAGTTCGCCCAGGAGCCATGAATACAGTGGGTGCTGCATACATTAACCGTAAGCACGGTAAAGAAGCAGTTGATTATAGCCATGTGATTATGAAAGAGTTTACTGAGAATACATATGGTGTTATTATATATCAGGAGCAGGTTATGCAAGCCTGCGTATACCTAGGAGGTATGTCTTGGTCAGAGGCTGATAAGGTCCGCAAGATTATTGGAAAGAAAAAAGATGCAAAAGAGTTTGACCAATTCAAAGATCAGTTTATTGCTGGGGCTTCAAAGCAAATTACTCAGAAAAAAGCAGAGCAGCTTTGGCATGACTTTGAGGCTCATGCTGGTTATTCTTTTAACCGCTCCCATGCTGTTGCTTACTCTATGCTTAGTTATTATACTGCTTGGCTTAAGTCCTATTATCCTCTTGAGTTTATGTTTTCAATTCTTAAAAACGAAAATGACAAAGACGCAAGAACAGAATATTTAATTGAGGCTAAGCGCCTGGGTCTTAAAATTAAGTTGCCACATGTAAATGAATCAGACATATATTTTTCTTTAAAAGATAATTCAATTATATTTGGCTTGGCTGAAATTAAATTTATTTCAGACAGTATTGCTAACAAGATACTAGATAAAAGACCATTTGCAGACTACTCAGATTTTATTGACAAGGCTTCTAAAAAAGGAAGTGGAATTAATAGCAGAGCAATTGCCGCATTAAATTCAATTGGTGGTGCTGCTTTTACTGATAATCCTAGAGGTGGCAATGAGAAAGATAATTACTATGAATATTTGGGCATACCTACTTTTAATTTAGAGGGAATACCACCAAGAATTAAAGCACAGGCAAGGCCTATCGAGGACTTCGATGATCTTGGATCATTTGTTATGTTTGGAATGGTTAAGAGCATTAAACGTGGAGCTGGCTGGGCAAGAGTAGAGCTTGTAGATGAAAGCGGTACTGTTGGATTATTCCATCATGAGGATACTCAAATTGAGCCAAACCAAATGTACTTTATATTAGTTGGAGATAATCGCATTGCTAGATATGTTAATGTTAAAGATATTAGTCCAGATGCCCCAGACCTCTTTGTAGATTATTTATATAGAAAAGAATATGACTTAGAGGAAGATGAGTACATGGTTATTAACTTTACTCCGTATAAAACTAAGGCTGGTAAAATGATGAGCCATATAGTATTATCTAACGGTGAAAAAGAATTAACACGAGTTATTGCATTCCCAACAATGTATAAGATGTCACTTGCAAAAATGCGTGAAGGTATGAAATGTAAGGTTGTGCTAGCTAAATTAGATGATGGCACATTAAATGTAAAGGAAATAAAATGACAGAAAAGACAACTAGAGAAATTTATGAAGAGCGACAAGATTCTGCTACTGAAATATTTCATAGATTAAATAGCTCAACAATGCTTTCTGGAATACTTAATCATCTGAAGACGGTAAATATTTCAAGAGAGTCTGCTCTTGGGATGCTAGACTATCCTATGGTTGATAAGAATATTAAGCAGTATCCGTACGAGGCTGGATTTATTGATTACTTAAAAGAAAATGGCGAGGCGGTAATGGTTAAATTTGACCAAGAAACCGATTCGTTTTATTTTCATTTAGCTTCCAGAGAAGAGGGAGAAAGATTAATTCAGACTGGACAATACATGGGATATATTCCTATTAGATCAAAGTGGAGTAACCAGTGAGCGAAAGCCCTCTTCAAACAGTAATATCTATAAAAGATAGATTTAATAGTTCTAGCATGCTGTCTTTGATTTTAAAAAGCCTTGACGGAGTTAAAATTCCAAGGGAGTCGTTTGACATGCTTATTAAATATGATGAGATACGTGAGAATGTAAAGTACTGGCCATATGAAGATGGCTATATGGATTACATTAAATCAACTGGAGGCTATGTCCAAGTTGAATACTATGAAAATAAAAATGACGAAATTACAATGAAGATTGTTTCAAAAGAAGAAGGTGAAAGAAACATGCAAGACGACGGCGTATTTGGATACGTTTGTATAAGATCAAAATGGAGTGATAGAAATGACTAACGATACAAGTAAGACCCCCGAAGAACTGTTTCAAGAAATGAGCCTTAGTAAAGTTTTGGTTGCAATAATGGAAACAGTTAAAGAGATAAAAATACCAGTTCTAACCTTTTTAGATTCAGCAAATGAAGATAAAGAGCTAGAGGTTGAATATAATTCAGATGAACAGACATTTGTGTTTAAGCTTAAGGAAAAGAATGCAGCAAATGAATAATGGTGATCACGGCGTATACATGGTTACAGACAATGGTCTCGATGCCTTGGCAGCTGTACTTCACGAGACAGCAATAGAAAAAGGTTTTTGGGAAGGCCCAGTAAATCACGATAAGCTAGGTAACAAACTTGCTTTAGTTCATTCCGAAGTAACTGAAGTTTTAGAGGCTATTCGAAAAAATCATGGGTCTGAAAAGATTGTAGAAGAAATGGCTGATGTAATTATTCGTCTTTTAGATTTATATGCAGCAATGATGAACGGCGGACTAATAGATACAAGCTTAGACGAACAGCTATTTAAGAAGATGGATATAAATTCTAACAGACCAAGACTTCACGGCAATTTATTTTAATGATATACTGATACAAAGAGAAGGTTAATATGACAATTTTGATAGACGATATACTAGCAAAACTAGATCCAAAAACTAGAGCAAGAGTTCAATCAGCACAAAATGTTAAAGTAGATAGACAGAAAACCCCAAGCATTGGCCTTAACATGGCATTAAAGGGAGGCCTTGGCTACGGAAGACAAACCCTTATATGGGGAAATAAATCTGCTGGAAAGTCTTCATTTTGTTTACAAATGATTGCACTTGCTCAAAAAGAAGGAAAGACTTGTGCTTGGATTGACTCTGAAGATTCATATGATCCAGACTGGGCAGAGTCTTTGGGAGTAGACTCAAAGTCATTAATACACTCTCCAGCAAAAACAGTAAATGATATGGTTGATGTTGCAACAAAGCTTATGAATGCTGGCGTAGATATAATTGTTGTTGATTCTATTTCTGCACTTCTCCCAGCGATCTATTTTGAAAAAGACGGCAATGAAATGAAAGATTTGCAGGATACTAAGCAAATCGGTGCAGAAGCAAAGGACATGACTCATGCAGTTAAGATGCTTAATTACGCAAATAAAAATACGCTACTCGTTCTTATTTCTCAGCAGCGCAATCAGTTTGGCAGCATGCATGCAAGCCATATCCCTACGGGCGGCATGGCGGTTAAATTTTTCTCCTCTACTGTCATTAAACTTTGGTCTAGCGAAGCTGAGGCTAATGCTATTAAGTCAGGCGTTAAAGTTGGAGATAAAATTATTGAGCAAAGAGTAGGTAGGCCAGTAAATTGGATTATAGATTACAATAAGTTGGGTCCACCAAATCTTTCAGGTCAGTATGATTTTTATTACCAAGGCGAGTCTTTGGGTGTAGATCAGGTCGGAGAAACCCTAGATGTTGCAGAGATGTGTGGAATAATTGAAAAGGGTGGTGCATGGTATACCATTAATGAGGAAAGATTCCAGGGTAGAGCAAAAGCTGTCGCTTATCTTAGAGAAAACCCAGATGTGGTAGAAAAATTAATTAAGGAAATAAATGCCAAATCTTAATGAGTTTTTAAATAAGCCAGACAAACAATTTGTTCCAGATAACGCAGATATTGAGAGTCTGGATGGGATTAGGCCATGCTCTAAGTGTGATCTAAATGTTGACGGTGCTCTATGGGACTCAAAAAAACTTTTGCTGACATGGAAATGCAGCGATGGGCATGAGAATTCAATACAGGTTGGATAATGTCAGAAAGAGCAGAGGTAAAACGTGATGGGGCAAAAGCTCAAAAAAATAGCGGACGTGGGGATTATCAAAAAGGTGATGCCCAATGGAATCAGTTCTTAGTAGACTATAAAGAGGCTTCAAGATCCTTTGCTTTAAATAAAGACGTATGGGCAAAGATTTGCACTGATACGTTTAAGGTAAATAGAGACATGCACCCAGCCCTAAAAGTAATACTTGGCGAACAGTCTAAAGTAAGGCTTGGTATAATAGAGTGGTCAGTTTTAGAAGAATTAATAAATTTCTGGGAGGAAAATCAATGAAAAAATATACAGTAATGCCACAAGTTGTAGTTTATAAAGATTTGTTTAGTAAAGAAGAGCTTCAGAGATTCTACTCATTACTACAGATGTATGATACAGATATTTCTGGAATAGAAATAACAAATGAAGAAGAGTCAATGAGAAAAGATGATCATGGCGTTCTTCCACTAGAAGAGCAAAAGGATAGTCCATTAAACAATTGGGTCCCATGGCATACGTTTGGCAAGAAAACTTTTTTTAATTTTACAAAAAAGCCAGAAGGCCTAGAAGACGAAAACCTTATATTCTTATATGACTTCAGAGAAAAGCTTTACCAGGTATTTGGAGAAGTCTTTAAAGACTATATTGATGAATGGTCAGATTCAGGATACTGGCCTGAGTATATTGATAATTGGAACATTAACAATGATAAGGCAACAAGGATGTTCTACAGTGTTATTGAGATATTAAAGCATGATAACAAGCCAGAAAAAGATTTTGCAATTGGTTTCCATACAGATACTCATGAGCACAGAAACGGAAGCCCACGAACTCAGCAAATTATTACAATAACAATGTATGTCAACGATGATTACGAAGGTGGAGACCTTCAATTTTTAAGTGAAGTTGATAATAAACTTATAACATACAAGCCAAAGTTTGGAGACCTCACAGTTTTCCCTTCAGGAGAACCCTACTTCCACTCAGCACTTGCTGTAAAGGAAGGTAACCACAAAGTTTTTGTACGTGTATTTGCATTATGGGATCACCCAGGATCAAAGGAATGGTTTGATAATGTTGAAAAGTACGGTGCCGAAGAGTGGAATAGAATTAATGAAGAGGCCATACAGATTGATGTTAGTGCAGGTAAAAGAGATAGAGAAGTACATATTGAGGGTAAAAAGTTAATGCCAACAGCACCAGCAATTAAGGTGTTTATTAAAGCAGAGGATGATTCTTACGTAGACGGCAGAACAATGTAATGGATCCACTGTATGGAAAAGTTAATATATTAAGTAAAGAAGAGTGTAAAAGTATTTCCAGCACAGTAAACTCTCTAAAAGAATACTGGATAGAAAGAACTATTGCTGGACAGAATCTGCACACCCTTGGAGTTTCAGCTTTTGCAGACGGTCCTAAAAACGGAGAGGCGCCATCCAACGAGTACCTATCCAGTGTTGCTTTATATAATAACCTACTTAGCAAAAATTTTGATTTTCTTTACAATGCTATAATAAATAAAGTTAGCGATATTTATGGTGCTGCTCAATTTTTAGATGATTCGCCTATCCCTGGATTTTTTATATATGGAGGTAAAGATGGATTTACTGTCAATAATTTATTTAAAGAAAATGTAAATGTCCACATAGACAACTCTTTTGGCAGAATAAGACATACTTTATCAAGATATTCAGAGGTTGATCATAGCAATTATATCTCTCTTACTTTATCAATAAGTCTGCCAGCTGGCGGTGCTGGCATGATACTTTGGGACCAGCCAGATATAGGAATTTACTCAAACAACTCTTATTCTGATTATATAAAGCAAATAGAGTTTAAAAATAAAGACTACAACAAAAGTTTTATGGAAGACCATGTATCAAACTATACTCCAGAATTAGTAGAGTATTCTGTTGGAGATATGTTGCACATGGACAGTAAAGTTGTTCATGCTATATCTCATGGAATAGATATAGAAGACGGAGATCAAAGAATAACTGTTCAGGCCTTCGGTATTAAATGTGACGGCATATGGAGATTAACATTTTAAACTATATCTATTTTTTAAAGTTTATGATAAGATTAGCATTAGGTTACTCAATAGGACTTTTTATTGATAAAATTAACAAAGGAACAAAAGATGGCAGAAGATAAAAATACATTAGAACTTATTAGCAATATAACTGAGTTTAATGACCTTCATGAGTTCATGAAGGATGAGCACTTAGACAAGGCTCTGGCTATTGTTGTAAAGCTTTTAATGAATCCAGATGTTCCTTCAGCAAAATCTCCAATGCTTATTATGGAGCTTCAAGCAATGTCAACTAAGTTTGCTGTGATGGCTTCATACTATTCAACAATTGCAAAAGATAAAGCTGGCACTGAAAACAATAATAAGAAAAATGTATATTATTCACTAAAGGAGTCCATAGACAAACTTGTAGATGCACTTAAGTATGTTGTTAGGTATAACTCATAATGGGTAGAGATATAGTAAAGAACCTTAAGTTTAAGAAGCATACTGGAAAGTATTTTGATCCAGAAAGATTTGCCGAGCTACTTGATGAGTCTTACAGAAATACAAAGCGTGCAGATGGCGACATGACAAAGAAGTCGTTTAGTCCAAGCTCATTGGGATACGGACACGGAACATGCCCAAGATATTGGTATATGGCTTTTAGTGGTGCTATGTTCATTGATAATAATGATGCAGTTGCTGTTGCAAATATGTCACAAGGAACACAGGCTCATGAAAGATTGCAAAAGCTAATTGCCACTATGCCAGAATTCAGGGCAGAAGAAGAAGAAATAATTAACGAGTATCCGCCAATTCGTGGATTTATAGATTTAATTATGGAGTATGATGGTGAGACGGTAATAGGCGAAATTAAAACGGCAAAGCAAGAAGTCTGGGATACAAGACAGGCCGAGATGAAACCATCTGCAAATCACATACTACAACTTCTGACATACATGAAGCTTAAGAATGCGAAAGAAGGATTTTTTCTTTATGAGAATAAAAACACCCAGGAGATACTTGTAATACCAATCTCTATGAATGATAAAAACAAAAAGATAATTGAAGATACATTTTTATGGATGCAGGAAGTGTGGGATAACTTTCAAGATGGCGGTCTACCAATGCGACCAGCAGGATCAACTAAATCTAAAATGCCATGCACATACTGCCCAATTAAAAAGGAATGCTATAGCAAAGAAACCCCAGTTGGTGAAGTTCAGATTGAATTATTTAAGGTTCCTTCTTTATGATATGTCATAATAAAGAATGCTCAAAAGAATTTGAAGCAAAGACACACAACCAAAAATACTGCACAGATGAATGTTGCAGAATTGCAACAAATAGAAGAATAATGGAGAAGTATTATGAAAAAAAGTCTATACGAAATGGCGCTTATCGAGCTTGCAAATGCGGAGTTAGACTAAGTAGATATAATCAAGGCTCTGTTTGCTCTGGTTGTGAAAAAAAGAATAGTGATTCATCAAGATCCAGATTGCTAGGAATGATTGATGACATTAGCTAGTTTAAAGAAGACCCAAGCAAATAGAGTTTTAGGCATAGATGCATCAACTAATTCCATAGCATTTTGTTTAATGGAAAATGATGTTCCTCTTAAATGGGGTAAGGTTAACCTTGAAGGAATTGATATATATGAAAAGATATATGATGCTAAAAGAAAAATGGCTATGATGTTAGATGAATTAAAGTCTGATTACATTGTTGTAGAAGGAGCCATCCTTGTCAGATCACCAGATGCTGTGATAAAATTGTCGTATGTATATGGCGTTGTCATTGCTGAACTTATGTCTACGGGTGCTAGTGTTATTACTATTTCTCCGACGTCTTGGCAGGCGTATATTGGGAATAAAAACCCTACAAAAGAAGAAAAGGCAGCGATAAGATTAAAGAGTCCAGGATATGCTGACTCATGGTATAAGAATCAAATAAGAAATATGAGAAAGCAAAGAACTGTAGATTATTTTAATGATAAGTATAATTTAAATTTAGATGATTTTGATGTGGCAGATTCATTTGGAATTGCTCACTACGCAAATAAGGTGTTAACAGAACGATGAAAATGTATCAAAGCAAGGAGTGGCTGTATAGAAGATATGTAGTTCAAAAGAAAACAGTTACAGAAATAGGTAAAGAGTGTCAAGTCTCTGCAATGACTATTCAGAGATACCTAGAACAGTTTGGGCTAATTAAAAAAAGATGAGTATCGAAAAGACTATTTGGCAGACGTATGAAACATCATACGAAGATTTACCACAGTATGCTAAAGAAAGCATAAATACCTGGAAGCATAATAATCCAGATTGGCAACACGGATATATGAGTGGACCAGATAGAGAATCCTTTTTTAAAGAAAACTTTTCTGAAGAAGTATATAACACTTATATCAATTTACCTTTAGGTGTCATGAAGGCTGGCCTATGGAGATTTGCAATTCTTTATATTAATGGTGGAGTATATGCAGATATGGATACACACTGTAAGTCACCAATTTCAGATTGGCTAAGAGAAGAAAATGATGTTCTTTTGGATATAGAGAGGGACACCCCATGGCTTGCCACGCAAGTGATTGCTGCAAAGGCTGGTAGCCCAATAATGAAGGCAGCAATTGATCTATGCGTTGAAAGATGTGCAAGCGGTATTATCAAACATAATCATATGGTTCATTATTACACAGATGTTCAAATGTTCACTGACGCTATATATAAAGAGCTTGGTGTTGAGCCTTATCAAAAGCATTTAAATGATTGGGCGCCAGAGCTTATGGAGATGGACTGGTTAAAAAATAATAACGTAAAGATATTAAATGGCGAAGAAGCAAGGCGTTTACTAGATAGAGATGTAGTTCATTTGTATTGGGGCGATGATAGAGAAGCTGGATGGATTGCATGGAAAAAGGATCCAATGGTTAATGAGTCATATCCCAATGGATTCAATCCTCATGAGTGGGAGAAATGATGTCAACAATAGGAATTTTACCTGCATCAGGAAAAGCTTCACGTGTAGGCGGTATACCTAAGTTTTGCCTGCCTATTTCAGATGAAAGATCTCTTTTACAATGGCACGTTGAGCAAATGCTAGAAGTTTGTGACGAGGTTAGAGTTTCAACAAGAGCTGAATGGGTTCCAATTATTCAGAATATGGATATGAATATTAAGTTAATCGTTCGTGAGCCATCGACTATGTCAGATGCTGTAAAGTTTATGGTTGGTGATTATAATGATACTGTTCTAGTTGGAATGCCAGACACATATATTCATGGAACACAAAATAATATTTATAAAGAAATGAATAAGGTTTCTGGGGACCTTGTCTTAGGGGTATGGGAATGTAGTGAAGAATTAAAGGGTCGAGTTGGTCAAGTGTTATTATCTGGGGATAAAGTTATTTCTTCTATGGATAAAACAAATAATTGCGACTATTCAAACATGTGGGGAACTATGCTATTCCGCAAAAATTTGATAAGATACATAGATCCAGAATTAGAGCATCCAGGAAAACAAATACAAGAATGGATTGATATGAGTCTAGATATTAGGGCTGTAAAGCCAGGCGGAAAGTATATGGATATAGGAACACTAAAAGGTCTTAAACAATTATATAAGGAGATGGAATAATGGCGGGAACAGATTATCCTAATAAAGATAGCTATCAGTCTTGGGTAACAGATTTGCAATTAATTGCAACTGATGCACCTTCTGGACATAAAATAATTAGAGAATGTCTTGATATTGCAGAGATGCTAATTAAAAAGAATATATCTTATGGAGACTCAGCATTAAGTCCTATTCGTATATTTTCTCAAGCAGATAATCAGGAGCAGATTAAGATCAGAATTGATGACAAGATTAATAGGATCAAGAATGGCTCAGGATTTGCAGGAGATAATGATATTGACGATATGATTGGTTATTTAATCTTACTTAAAATTGCTAAGAAACTTGCTATTTCAGTCAACTAGAAGTATAATTAAACTATGGCTGAAATAGAACTCGCACAACATTTTGATAGAATGAACAAGGTGGTTGAAGAACTGCTAAAGGGTAATAGTGCTACCCAGATTGCTTCTATAACTGGATTTTCTCGTAAAGAGGTTGTTGAGTTTATTGATGAGTGGAAGAGCGTTGTTCATAATGATAGCAGCCTTAGAGACCGTGCTAAGGAAGCCATCTCAGGTGCCGACCAACACTATGCAATGCTCATTAAAGAGGCCTGGAAGACCGTAGAGGACGCAGACCAGTCTGGTCAACTAAATGTTAAGGCTGGCGCATTAAAGCTTATAGCGGACATTGAGGGCAAAAGAATAGGCATGCTTCAAGATGTCGGCGTACTTGAAAATAATGAATTGGCTTCACAAATTGCAGAAGCAGAACGTAAGCAAGAGGTTTTGGTAAAGATATTAAAAGAGGTTACCTCTACTTGCCCTAAATGTAAGATGGATGTTGCAAAAAGATTGTCTCAAATTACTGGAATAGTTGAAGCAGTAGTCATAGAGGATGCAAGTGGAATTTGATTTTAATGATTTAATTGACATACTTGATGGCGAAGAGTTTGAAGAAAAGCCAGTCGATTTAAGAACATTTGTGCAGAGCCCAAACTATTTAGGGCTACCACCACTTTCTGAATATCAGTACACTCTAATTGAAAAAAGTTCCCAGATATATAAAGAGTCAACTCTCATTAAGCTTTTTGGCGAACAAGAAGGCAAAAGAATGTTTAAGCAAACGGCTAATGAAGTCGTTGCACAATTAGGAAAGGGGTCTGGAAAAGATTACTGCTCCACAATTGCAGTTTCTTATATAGTATATTTACTATTGTGTCTAAAAGATCCAGCAACTTATTATGGAAAGCCTCCTGGAGACTCAATTGATATTATTAATATTGCAATTAACTCTCAGCAGGCAAATAATGTTTTCTTTAAAGGTTTTAAAACACGAATAGATAAGTCGCCATGGTTTACAGGAAAGTACGACCCAAAGGCTTCTGAAATTAAGTTTGATAAAGCTATCACAGTACACTCAGGTCACTCTGAAAGAGAGGCATGGGAAGGATACAATGTTATTGTAATTATTCTTGATGAAATTTCTGGCTTTGCTATAGAAAATACAACTGGTCACGAGCAAGCAAAGACTGGATCAGCAATCTATGATATGTACAGGGCATCAGTAGACTCAAGATTCCCAGACTTTGGCAAAGTAATTCTACTTTCATTTCCACGTTATAAAAATGATTATATTCAGCAAAGATATGACGACGTAGTTGCTGAAAAAGAAGTTGTTGTTAGAACACATCATTTTAAATTAGACGACGATCTTCCAGATGGAACAGCTGGGAATGAGTTCGACGTAGAGTGGGAAGAAGATCATATAATATCTTATAAGTATCCAAAGATGTATGCTCTTAAAAGACCAACATGGGATGTTAATCCAGTTAGAAAAATAGAAGACTTTAAGGTTGCATTCTATAAGAATCCATCTGATGCACTAGGAAGATTTGCTTGCATGCCAGCAGAAGCAATAGATGCATTCTTTAAGTCAAGAGAAAAAATAGAATCGGCATTTAGAAATACTGCAATTGCCATAGACGGCTTTGGTAGATTTGAAAACTGGTTTGCACCAGACCCAGATAAAGAATATTTTATACATGTCGACTTAGCACAAAAGCATGACCACTGTGCAGTGTCTTTGGCTCATGTGCAAAAATGGGTTAACATAAAAATAACAAATGAATATTCTCAGCCAGCACCAATAGTTGAGGTGGATGCAGTAAGGTATTGGACTCCAACAGCAGATAAGTCTGTAGACTTTACTGAGGTTAAAGATTATATTTTAGCATTAAGAACTATGGGATTTAAGATACGTGTTTGTACATTTGACCGATGGAACTCTCACGACATGATGCAACAGCTAAAGCAGTATGGAATTAACACTGAAATTTTGTCTGTCGCAAAAAAACACTACGACGATATGGCTATGATAGTACTAGAAGAAAGACTTCTTGGCCCCAGAATTCCTCTTTTAATAGATGAATTACTTCAGCTAAAGATTATGCGTGATAGAGTTGATCACCCAAGAAAAGGGTCAAAAGACTTAGCTGATGCTGTATGTGGATCAATATACAATGCAATAAGCAGAACAAGATTTGAAAATAATCAAGAAATAGATATTCATACTTATAGCTCAATGCTAAATGATCGAGATAGTGAAGAGATAGAGTATGCTCAAAATATGATAAGGGCACCACGAATGCCACAAGAATTAAAAGAATCAATGGATAGGATGTTAATAATATGAGTACGTACCAAGAAAAAGCTAAAGAATGCAAGTGTTGCGGCAAGCACGTGCCTCTGCCAACTGTGCTTAAAGAGTACCACGATATTGTGGTTTGTCCCACCACGTTTGCAAATATAATGGAGTATAAAAGAATATGGATTTCTTTAGGAAGTAGACCTTCTGGTAACATAAGAAAGCATTTTTCAGAATATGTTCAGCAAATTGTAGAAAGAACAATAAGTAATGCTTAATAAAAGCAGTGGCGGTAATGACTTTTATGACGCTATTCTTTATCCAGAAAAGAAAAATAAAAACTATAAAATATCTGAAGAAACAATCCGTGATATTTTTTATAACAATATTGAGGATTTAAATAAAACTGGAATGTCTATTGAAAAAAGATCTAATTTAAAGAAGCAGGGTTTTACAAGGCCTTATAAAGGAAAAGAATTAGTCATGGATAGGTTTACAGAGTACTCTTATAATTCTTTAGATTTTCGTTCTCCAGAATTTAATGATGCAGATTTATTATTAGCTGGGTGCTCCTACACATTTGGCTTAGGCGTACCAGAAGAATGTATATGGGGCGTATCTTTGGCAAATGAGTTAGGTCTCTCATATGCTAATTTAGGAAAGCCAGGCGTAAGCTCAGACTGGATTGTAGATTCTGTTTTTTCTTATCTAAAATTGTATAAGAAGCCAAAGTTTATATTTTGCCTATTCCCCGATTTTACAAGAATGCGATTCCCAATTAATCCAAATATAAATGTTAGCGAGTTCAGTTACTTTGGAATGCCTACTGATGGACAGATATTTATTGTTGATGCACATTTTTCTAAGAATCAGGATATTGATTTAAAGCCATCATACTCTAGAAAGCCTTACCAAATTAATGATGTTTTAGGAATAGAGCTTTCTATATTTAATTCTATAAAAAAAATATTAATACTAGAGCAGTACTGCAAAGACTTAGGTATAAAATTTTTATGGTCAGTATGGGAACCAAAAGTATACAAAACTATTTTAAAAATACAAAAAGATTTTTTAAAGTACGACTCTTTTGTTGAGCTAGATGTTGAAAGCTGGGCAGCAAAAATATTTGAAGCTGATACCCAAACTGTTGAGAATCCTGGTGGATCTAGGGTTTCCGAAAGATATGTTCCGTATAATGTTTTTTCAGATTCAAATGATAGCTACAATCACTCAAAAGTTTTTTCTGATTCAGAAGACATCTGCCACCTAGATTTAAAAGAAAAATACCCTGAGTATTTTTATTGGGGAAAAGATGTAGAAATATCTGAATGGGAAGGACACTGGGGTGTGCACAAGCATAGACACATAGCCGAATCTTTTATTGAAAGGTCAAAAAAATTATAATATTAGGTATAAATGAAACTTCACATGACGCATCGGTGTCTTTAATAAAAGATGGCGATATACTTTTTGCTGCTCATGCAGAAAGATATAGCAAGAAAAAAAATGATTGGTATAATAATGAAGAAATTATTCAGAATGCTTTAGAATATGGAACTCCAGATGCAATTGCTTATTACGAGAAGCCTTGGCTAAAAAGGTCTAGAATATTTTTAAGGGGCGGAGCTGGAGACTGGAAGCCAAATATACCACTCGACGTACCAGTTCATTATTTTAAACATCATTACTCACATGCCGCAGCTGGATACTATACAAGCTCATTTAAGGATGCAGTTGTAGTCGTATTAGATGCTATAGGAGAGTACAACACCTCCACGGTTTGGTCTGGTGAAAATGAAAAAATCAAATTAAAATACAAGCAAAACTACCCAGTCAGCTTTGGATTATTTTATTCTGCATTTACAGAGCTAATTGGTCTAATGCCAAATCAAGAAGAGTACATAATGATGGGCATGGCTGGGTACGGAGATTCAAATAAATACTTGAAAAAGGTTGGTGAATATTTCCCTTCATATCATAAGCAAAAATATAACTTTCATAAAGGTATATATGATTGGAATGAAGTAATCAGCGATCAAGATAAATTTGATATTGCCGCTGCCGTTCAAGCTGTTTATCAGAGTAGACTCATGGAATTTATGAGCATGGCAAAGCAAATAACTGGTAAAAACAATTTAGTATTTATGGGTGGTTGCGCTTTAAATTGTTCTGCAAATACTGCTCTATGGAAAATATTTAATAACATATGGATTATGCCAAATCCTGGTGACGCAGGAAGCTCCCTTGGTGCAGCAGCAGCACTATACGGTAAGCATTTGAATTGGAAGGGTCCGTATCTAGGAACTAATATTGGTGAAAGGTGGCCAGTAGACAGAGTGCTTGCAGAACTAAAAGAAAATAAAATTGCTGCAGTAGCATCAGGTAGAGCTGAGTATGGGCCGAGAGCATTTGGGAATAGAAGCATATTGGCAGACCCAAGAGATCCAGATATAAAGGATAAGGTAAATCAAATTAAGCAGAGAGAGCTATTCAGGCCCTTCGCTCCAGTTGTTCTTGAGCATTTTGCAGATGAGTGGTTTGATATGCCAACAAAATCAACTCCATACATGCAGTATTCAGTTAAATGCAAGCAGCCTGATAAAATTCCATCTGTAGTTCATGTAGATGGAACATCTAGGGTTCAAACAGTAAACGAATATGATCATCCACAGCTTCATTTTTTATTAAGACAATGGTACTGGCATACTGGAGTTCCAGTATTACTAAACACCAGCTTAAATATAAAAGGACAGCCGCTTTTAAATGATAGTGATGATATTATTTTATGGAATAAAGCTTACGATAAAGAAATAATTTCTTAAAGAATGTTGAGGGCAGATTAGTGTTAATAAAGTATTATTTATATAGTTTTTATTTTAAGATTAAATCTAAATTTAAAAAAAAGAATAGCAGGGGCAGGTATATATATTGAAAGATCTAGATTTTGATAACTGTGTATATCATGAAATTCAATCTAGCAACTATAGATTTGATTCATCTGCTGTGGATTCAATATTTTTAAACAAGCTCAAGAGACCAACAGACTTAATGTTCAGGAACGAATACTATGAGAGAAACTCCTTTGGATTTAGGTCTGATGAATTTATTGATAACCCAGATATACTTTTTGCTGGAGATTCTTTTGTTTTTGGTACTGGTATACCTCTTAAATATTTGTGGAGCAATTTAATTGCAAAAGAAAAAGGGGTGTCCCATCAAAATTTGGGATCACCAGGAGGATCAGTATTTATTATAGTTTCAAACATTTTTGAATACTGTAGAATGTATGGCAATCCAAAGACATTGTTATGCATTTTCCCAGATTTTTATAGATTTACTAGAACAAAAAATTATAATTATGGATACAATAAGTATGACAATAATAGATTTAAGAAAGATCAACTAACTGACACTAATTACTGGGATAATATTCAGCATGTGCGCCCAGAAGGAATGGGGCCAAAGGTTGTAAAGCTTCCAACCGAGATAGAAAACATACTTGCACCAGATAATGCTTATTTTTTATCAATGACAATGATAAACCTTTTAGAGCAATATTGTAAGTCCTCTGGCATAAATTTATTATGGACAACATGGCAAGAAGGTCATTCAAGATCTATTCAAAAAATTCAAGATAGGAATAGTTATGGGCTTTCAGGATTTATAGATATAGAAAATTATAACTGGGAATGGGATTTAAATTTAGAGGACATGAAATGTACTTATTCTTTAGATAAAGAGTGCCACAGAGATCTAAAAAATGAAGATCCAACTAGATTCGATATAGGGTTTGATGCAGAAAGCGGATTAGGTGAAGCACACTGGGGCTCTCACAGACACCAACATGTGGCGGATATTTTTACTGATGCTATAGCCAAAAGGTTTTTAATTTGATATACTTCTTAAATGCCTTTGTAGCTCAGAGGACAGAGCATTCGGTTTCTACCCGACTGGCCGCAGGTTCGACTCCTGCCAAGGGCACTTAATAAATGAGGGGGCTATGAAAAATATACACATAATTGGAGACTCACAGACAGCCAAGATTTCATACCTAATGCCAGATTATTTTAGATCGCAAAATGATGAGCATGTTTTTCGTGATTCAGATAATAAAATGACAAATAACTATTATAGATTTAATCAAGAAAGCTGGATGGACAACGGAAAGGTCATAGAAGAGGAAGTTAAGATCTTTATAAGATACAAAGAAGGCGTATACTCTTATTCTGATAGTCAGCATAATTTATCATTTTCATATCATCCTGGAGCATCAGCCTATAGGTTTAACTATGAAGATTATGAGTATATGAATGAATGGAATAATAAGTCTAGCAATATCGTACCATTTTTAGGATATGTTGATATACGAAATTACCTTCCAAGATATAAAAATACTGACGATGTAGCTAAAATGTATGTTGAAAAAACAATAAAGAAGTTTGATAAGGCAAACATCGTATTTATGGAGCCCCTTCCTCAGTTTATAACGTACATTATAAATGGATGGGTTTTAAATTCTGCCGACCCAGACATAGATTTTGAAACAAGATACGAATACCATTATGAATTTATTGACTCATTGAAAAAATATTCAAGACAATACGGACTTGAAGATCCAATAAGCAGCATAGATATAATGAAGACAGACATGATTGAGCCTCATATGCAGCCTAAAAAAATGCCAATCATTATGAATGATCATTTAAAGCCTCATCTATATAAACCATTTTTAGATGAAATTTTTACAAACAACAAGATAAAGGAATGTTAATATGAAAAAGATTGCAATTGTAACTGGAGCAAGTTTTGGTATTGGAAAGGCCACCTGCAAGGCTCTTTCCTCTGACGGCTTTCATGTTATTGCTGTTGCTAGAAGCACAGATGAAATTGAAGATTTAGCGTCAGGTGACCCAAACATTGAGTCTTACACTCTAGACATTACTGATGAGGACGCAGTAAACCAGTTTGTTTCATATTTAGGTGATAAAGATGTATCTGTTTTAGTAAATAATGCAGGCGGGGGAGCAACTAACCTTCCAATAATAAATGACTCATTGGATAGATGGAGATACGCTTATAATCTAAATGTTCTAGCACCAGTAAATCTTACTAGACTCCTGGTCCCAAATATGATCAAGAATGAAGATGGGCATGTTATTTTTATAACTTCGACATGCGGTCATTATGTATATCGTGGAGGTTCTGGATACACAGTAGCAAAGCATGCAGAGGTTGCGCTATCTGAACTGCTAAGAATGGAAATGCTATACCAAAATGTCAGGGTTACCGAGATCGCACCTGGTAATGTTAATAGCAGAAATCAGGGTGACGCTGAAAATAGGCTGACTCCAGAGGATGTTGCTGAGGCAGTTAGGTGGTCTGTTTCTATGCCAAAGCATGTAAACGTAGAGTCAATTAAGCTTCTTCACATAAATAACTCAATTAGATAGTCTAAATATAGAAATGGTATAATAAGAATATAAATGATGTATTGTTTAAATACTGAAATAAAGAAAATTAGGGAGAATTGAAATGGCAGCAGTACAAGGATCAGCAGCAAGATTAGTAGAAGTAGCGTTGGCAGAAATTGGATACATTGAAGGTCCAAAAGATAACGAGACAAAGTATGGTAAGTTTACAAAGTCCAACTTCCAACCATGGTGCGGAAGTTATATAATGTGGTGTGCAAATGAGGCTGGGGTAAAGATGCCTAATACAGTCTACACTCCAGCAGGTGCACAAGCATTTATTAAAGCAGGCACCTGGCAGCCAGTAGATACAGCAACACCAGCAGTTGGAGATATAGCGTATTTTGATTTTCCAAACGATGGTGTCGATAGAATTTCTCATGTAGGAATTGTTACTGCAGTTAATGCAGATGGAACAGTTGATGTTGCAGAAGGAAATACTAGTCCAGATAAAAAGGGAGATCAGAGAAATGGCGGACAAGCATGCCTTAAGAATCGTGCATATAAGAAGAAGAATGGGTCAAAGCTTCGCAAGAGCCAACCAGTATTTATTGTAGGATTTGGACGCCCAACATTTGGTCAAGCAGTTAAGCCAAAGACGGATAAGCCAGTTTCTAAAAAGGCAGCACCAGCAAAGCCAGCAAAGGGTGGCGGCGGAAAGCCAGCAGCAACAAAGTAATGTTTGAATACTATGTAAAAAAAGTTACTAAGGTTGTAGACGGAGATACAATTGATGTAGATATAGATTTGGGTTTTGATATCTCATTTAGCTCAAGAGTTAGGTTAGCTGGAATTGATACTCCAGAAAGCAGAACTGTAGATAAAATGGAGAAAGCGCTTGGCTTAGAAGCAAAGTCCTATTTAAAAAATGCAATTGATTCAGCAAAGACTGTAGTTATTAAAACAGAAAAGATGGATTCTTCAGAAAAATATGGAAGAATTTTAGGTTGGGTGTTTCTTGATGGATCAGAAAAGTCTATTAATGAGCAAATGATTATAGACGGACATGCTTGGGGATACATGGGAGATACCAAGATTAAAGATTTTGATGCTTTAGCAAAGGCAAGAGCAAAATCAAAAAAGTAGTTGCATTTCTAGTTGCTTAAATGGTATAATAATATGGTCACCTGCCAAAAGGGGGTGGCCATATTACTTGCTTAAAAGGAGAAATAAAATGGTAACACAATTTGCTATGGATCTTTTTAGAGATCCATTTTTTATAGGCTTTAATCGTGATCTGGAAAGAATGAATAGTGTGCATCAAATAGCAGCTAGACAAACTTATCCTCCATATGATGTTTTAAAGCTAGATGAAGATACTTTTCAAGTATCAATTGCAGTGGCTGGATTTACAAAAGACGATATAAATGTATCTGTAAATAATGGTGCACTAATTGTAACTGGAGAGATTCAAGAAGTAACAGACGGAGAGTACCTGCATAAGGGAATTGCGTCTAGAAAGTTTACAAGAACATTCGCACTTGGCGAATATATGGAAGTTACTGGAGCAAAGATTGAAGATGGTATGTTGCATATTAACGTAGATCGAATTGTTCCAGAAGAAAAAAAGCCTAAAACAATTAAGGTTAAATAATCTTCGATTCGCTACCGAAGGCAGACCTGAGCAAGTCTTTAAAATGCTCATTAATATTAAGGATAAATAATGCCAGTATACGAATACAAATGCACAGAAGATGATGCACATGCAATAATGTCAGTTAATCGCTCTATAACTGATAGTGATCCAGGATATACATGTATTGAGTGTGAATCGGAAATGGTAAGACATTTCAGTCCATTCGGTATACAATTTAAAGGTACTGGATTTTATAAAACTGATAATCCTAAATAGGGTATAATTACTACATAACAAAATTTGTTATGTAGGGGTTATAATTGAAAAAGGATAAATTATTTAGAATAACAGCTGCAATCTCTCTTGCATTCAGCTGGCTTTTTATTTCCCCCGCAAATGGCGATGACCCTCTAACTGTTGCAGCCCAAGAAATACAGAAACTTAACGATAGCGTAGATGACCTTGGTTACCAAGATGACTTTATAGATCTTATAGACATAGCAGAAAATAAGTTTACCTATGCCAAAAATGCGATAGAACTTAGAGACGATGCCAATGATTCCTATGATGATGCAGTAGAAGCAGAGGCTGTAGCCTTAGAAGAAATAAATCTTGCCCAATCAAATTTAGATGGTCAGACAGCCACAGTAGCCTTGGCCCTTGAACATAAAGACAACGCCCTTGAAGAAAGAAACGATGCACAGGATGCTCTCAGCATAGCCAACATAAATGTTCAAACCACCCAATCAAATATTCAGAGTGCTGGAGGATCAGGGCTTGCCTATACGGTTTATAACCTATTAAGAAATGGAAACCAGGCAGTTCCTGGATCTGTTATATGTACTGGCACTTGGAACTCAAACTCAATGAGCCTTCCAGTGTGTGGTAGATATGAAAACATTATAGTTAAGTTTACTGGAAGAATTACTGTTCCAGACCACTGGACACAAACATATTTTGCAGGATCCACAGATGATGGGTTTAGAATGTATGTTGATGGACAACTTGCTGTCAATAACTGGGTGGAACAAGGTGTTACCTGGAGTGATTACTCTCCAGTGTATGATGTTAGTGAAGACAAGACTTTAGATGTAGAGATATGGTGGTATAACGGAGGAGGCCCAGGCTCTTACCATCTTGGATGGGCAATTCCTGGAGGTTGGACTGGAGCAGGTTGTGACTATACTGGTGGATGGGGAGTAGGTTTTAGTTGTAACCTTGGAACATTCTCTTCTGGACCAGGACCAACTCAATCACAGTTAAATGCATATGATGAATCACTTGCAGCAAGGACTACTGCACAAACAAATTATAATAATAAGTTAGCAGTATACAATGACAAACTAAGCGTATACAACTCTGAGAATGCAATACTATCATCAATGAATCAGATCTTGCAAACTAAGACACAGGAACATCTTGATGCCGTTGCAGATACAGAAGATGCTTTAGAGTTGAAGAACAGCAGAATAGAAATATATAATCAATCAATCGTTGACTTAAATAATGCTATTAATGATGCTTGGGAATATTACTACGAGCAAGCACAAAGAGAACTTAATGCTGCCATTGCTACTGCCCTTGCAAACATGCCACAGCCAGAACCAACACCAGAGGTTACAGTTGAGCCTACCCCAGAGCCTTCTCCAGAACCATCAACTGAGCCAACAGAAGAACCTACTGAAGAACCTACCACAGAGCCATCTCCAGAGCCTACAGAAGAGCCTACAGAAGACCCTAAGCCAGAGCCAACTGATGAGCCTACCCCAGATCCAGAACCAACAGATGAGCCAGTCGTAGATCCAACTGAAGAACCAACTCCAGAACCTACAGAAGAACCAACTCCTGAACCAGAACCAACAACTAATCCTGAAATAGAAGATGAAGAGTTGGCTGAACTTATTCCTGAAAAGGGTACAGGAACATCAGAAGATTTATCTGGAGTTATCGCTAACCTTACAAGCAAGGATAACAAGTTAGTTACACTTTCACCTGAGCAAATAGCAGCAGTTAGCCAAACCCTTAATTCTTTGACCCAAGAAGCAAAAGCAGAAATTGCGGGGGACCTTGGTATCAAGGCATCAGAAGTTGCACAGATTGCTGAGCAGATGAAATCTAACCCAGCACTTGCATCAGCATTTGTTGAGTTCGCAGAAAGAGCAGGGGATGCAGGAGAAACCCCAATGCCATTTACATTAGCAGATGCAGTAACAGAAGTGCAAACAGAAGCATTCTTAGCAGACCCACTTGGAGCAGTATTTGAAGTGGATGTTACAGAACTCCTATCCAATTTCTCTGAATTGGGTATGGACATGACAGATGATC